GATTGGTAGTTCTGGTTGTTTGTTGTTCGTAAGTAGTTAAATAAATAGTGCTTACAGACCCAGACTCGGTCCAATAGGTCATAGCATTTCTAGTTTCCGGAAAACCAATAAAGCCACTGACACCACCTGGTCCACCACCTAATTCTGAATGATATTGACCGTAAGGTGTTACAATATCATTATACCACCAATCTATTTCTCCTTGTGCTGGATATCTTTCCATATACTGCAAATAAAGCTGAATAACAAAGGTATAGTCATCGAACCCTTGATTTCTTACTCCAAGATCTCCTTTAACTGGACCCCCAACATCCCAATATGTAAGTGCAGAATTATAATAAGTTACATCTGTTGAATAATAAGTTTGTACTTGAAAATAAGTTGGAAATTCAGTTATAAATTCTGTATTTGTACTAAAATTAGTAGTTCTGCTTGTAATTCTGTTAGTTCCAAAAACGGTTAATGTATCAAAGAGAGTAACAGTATTTTTATAAGTGTTAGTATTATGGTTTGTCAGGTATACTGTGTTAGTGGCTTTATTAGTATCGTAGGTTGTTTCGTAATAAGTAGTGTATACTGTATTTGTAACATAATCCGTTGTAGGATGTGTTTCAAATACAGTAAATCCTTGGCCAGCAAGAAGCAATAATAATGAAGCACTCATATTTTAGGAGATCTTGGCCATGTGATATTAAAAAGATCATCTGTATCTGTTATATCTCTCAATTGTTGTCTATACGAATCCCAAGCTGCCTTCCATTCTTCTGATTTAGTTTCTCTAATAGATGGCAATTCTACATAATCCGTAGAAGCCAATAGCTGATTTCTTGCATGCCTTACAAAAAATAATTGCTTTTCGATTTCCTGTAAAGATCTTTTTACAATGGTATATCTCCTTTCCCAAACCCCATTAACATATTCGGGCTTAGTAAGGACAACAATCTCATTTACATTAGCAGTAGGTTTATTGCCATTGATTGGGATAGGCACAGGCTCATAACCCAAAGAAGCCAATATTTCCGTATAATCAGCAGTAATTTTTTTTGGAAAAGATATATTTTTATGTCTTTCTTTTATTCTTTGAATATCGGTCGGCGGGCCTTGGGCCTCACCGTCTATAACCCTGACGAAAAGCATGTTTATTCCTTTTTGACTGCCTCTGGCCTAAATTTTTGAAACAATGAATCCATAACATATTTATCAATAGGTCCTGTTGGACATTTAATAATGTTAATTAAGTTTTTGCTCGCTAGTCTTTCAATAAATGGTTTTTCTAGCTTATTAGAATGTGGCATCACGGCACCTGTCTTAGTCTTAGGTAAGTGCCAGCTATAAGATTGTTTTTCACCATCACTTAAGTTAAAGGATAAGTGATTTTCAAAAAAATCAAAACCGTAAAGAGTAATATCCTTATAACTTTTTATCTTATCTATAAAAAATAGTAACGTTATTAATCCTTGTGAAATTCTATCACAATCTTTTGGAAAGAATCTTAAGTATCCCTTTAAATCTCTAATAGAACCAATTAAAAAATAATCCCGATACACTTGATGTTTATCATTATACATGAACGCAGGAGTAACCAGCATATCTTTTTTATTATAAAAATGAACCTGTGCAAAGTTATAAATTTTAAATGGTGCAGTTACTTGATTAATTGCACCAGATCTTAAAACTCCAAATGACCAAACATCAAATTTACTTCCTAAAAATTCTTTAAATTCTGTATAAGGTAATCCTTTACCAACTCTAATTACAACATCATAGCTATCAATTAATTCTCCAGTTTTATCGGCAAAAAGTGAAAGTGAATTACCAACAAGTAATACTTTTTTATCTGCAACAAAGTTTTTAAGATGCCCAATCCATTTATTATTAAGTTCGGCGTTGTACATTATTTACATAAACCTCATTCCACAATTCATTAAATTCACAATCTTTATAATCTTCTAGCCACGGACCTCCATCAGTATAATGGATTCCATAAGGCAAAATACTTGGCTCATAATATCCTACTAAGAAATTATATTCATATGGAATATTTCCTATAGATTCCCTTGCCCATTCCAATGTTTGTAAATCTTTCCATGAGGAAGTAGAAACATATTCGGGCGTTAATAATTTGCAAAATGGGTGATCACAATTAAAGACCATAAAAGATGACCAATTCTTTCTTTCATACCAAACTTGAGGCTGACCATCCATTTTAATAGACGGTAAGTCTTGAGCTCTTATATTATGTTTTACAACATTGACAGCCTTATTTATTTCTATCTCTTTCATTACATCCAAGGGATCTCTTGTCCAAATAAAATCACAATCACAAAAGATAGCATAACCATAATACCCTTTTAAATATGGAACAAGAAATCTAGTGAAAGTAAATTCCGTAGATCCTTTATCTTTTCTCCAATAAAGACCCTGTTGCTTTAAAAAATTTATATTTATAGGTTCAATAGGAACATTGGTGTAACGTTTTATAGATGCTACACAAGTTTCATAAACTTGAGAAAATTCTGAATCATACCCAATAAAAATTTTCACATTTATCATAATAAAATTTTATTTTTTAATTATTTTGGCCTACAATAAATGCGTTCCAGGTTGAACCATAGTTAGTAGTATAAAATGCAAATGTATCTACTTTACTTGATCCGGATGATAAAGCAGGGGCAGTTCCACCTGGCCACTTAAACGATGCTGGCCATGTAACATAAACAGCAGCACCAGTGTAAATTAGTCTTAAAATAAAAATAGATGCGGTGGTTTGCGTTAAACCAGTATTGCCAGGAATATTTGTAATAGATAAACTAGTAATAGAGGAATTCATCGTACATTCAAAAATACCACCTAATGCCAAATTAATAGTAGTTGAACCCGGACTAACAACAACGGTTTTTACTAATTGCTGTGCACCAAACATAATATATGGTGCATAAACTACCTTAGATGCTAAAGTAAGATTACTGCTTGCGCTACTGCTATTAGCATCGATTGTTAAATTGTTAAGATCTTCAGAATATATAACTGGTGAAAAGTTAGACCCTTGATCAGTCCAGTATATAGCATTACCTGCACCTCTGCCCCAAAACGCTTGATAATTACTAAATCTGCTTATCCCTGTTAAATGTTTAATTCCACTAACAGTTTGATCTCTTGTAGTAGTTACATAGTTAATATTACCAGTAATTTGGTCTACAATATTAGCACCATCAAGGTAAAGACCAATTACATTAGCTTTAAGCTCCCTTACTTTGGTGCCATCATTAAGAGTAACTTTCCCAGCTCCTGAGTACAAATTACCTTCTGCAGCAAAGGTACCGTCTTGTGCTTGGTAAGTATATGTAAAATATGCAGTAGGAACAGAGGTCTTTTGTACTGAAAAGTACATATTGTTATGGCCACTAGTAATCGTATTACCCATCAAACCAAGTGGATATGTACCACTGCTTGCTGGATCCCACCATATTCCAGGCCATGCCTCTAATACTAGTGTGTCAGTAAATACTTTAACACCATTAATATATTGATTTTGGTTACCAACAGTAGTTACATAATTAATATTACCAAATTTAGTTGAAACTAACGAATTTTCATCAAATGGAAATCCTGTATAGGTAATATCAGTATATTCATTATTCTTAGCAGCAAATACATAATGCCCGTCATATCCAGCACCAGGCAATTCTTCCCATCTAATATAACTACCTTCTGTAGTTGAATGAAAATAATAGCTATTATCATTGGCTATCATGTTTCTAACATTGGCACCAAGTATTGTAATATTAGATACTGATGTGTTATTAACTTGCAAATAATGAATGTTAGCAAGTCCAACTTTCATAACTGTATTTTGATCTAATAACTGATTATTAGCCTGCAACATTCCATAACTATAGCCACCATTATTAAACAATATGGCATTTGCAACTGGATTCCATGTAATGTTTGCACCATTTGTTTTACCAAATGTAATAACATTATCAGTTACTATTAGATCATTGACATTTGCATGATCAATATTTGCATAATATAGATTAGCATTTGCAATATAGGCATTAGACATTCTTGCATCGGTGTTTTGTGCAAGATGCAAGTTTGCAAATCTAAATGTTAAGAGAGTATTTTGATTGGTTGGATTACCATCATGTGTGATATAGGCAAGATTAGCTTGTTTATTTGCAAATCTAAATCCACCTGGTTCTGCAGCAATGTATGTACCATCAGATGCACTATAAAAATAAACAATATTATCTACAGATGTAATATTGTTAGTAAAAACTGCGTTAGTAAAAACTGCATTGGATACAACTAACCCTCCAAAGATGTTGGCATTATTAAATGTGCCACCTTGAATATAGGCGTTAGTTACATAAAGATTAGTTCCAACTCCATTTGCACTAGTAACATAAACAACATCATCAATATTTGCCCAAACATAATTTATTGCGGATACTAAGTTGTTGCGATTAATAATACCAGCATCTAGTAAAGACAAATTACCAATTAAATGGACAGCTGAATTAGCGTTCTTAAATACAGAATTGATTGCCTCGACAACATTAGCTGTGGCAATGCCAGTTAAGAAATTCCCCTTATCACCAACATTAGCAGATAGCTCGTTGGTCTTAAGACGAAATGTATTGATTGTGTCAGTTACATTGACAACCGTTAAGGCCATTTACTTATTCCAAGGAGTTGAATTAAAAGTGATTTAATCTCAGCCATATCAGACTTAAGATTATTTATTTCATGCTCAAGCTGTGATGTATTTTCCTTGACACCCATTCTGTAATTTCTTTCGGCGATATAGTTTTGATAGCTTGTAAAGTCCGTATTAACTACAGCCTTAGTGCCATCGTCCTTCACCAAATGAGGATAATCTTTAATTTTATACATCATGCAAGAGCAATCACCCTTAAATTCTTCACCCTAGGAACTAAACCACTTTGTGAGTTTCTGTTAAAAATAATTTTAACCTGAACCGATTCAAATAATGGTAAATTTTCGCCACTAACAGATATTTCAACAAATTTATTTTTATCTGTAATTAACTTACTTAATTTTGTTTGTTCAAAATACTTAAATGGCTTATCGCTGATAGGAGTATCACCTTCACCAACCTGCTTAGTTCTATACATCATCGTAATAGAAGTACCATCAGGCACACAAACATCAGCATAGGCCGTCAATCCAGAACTTGGATTTGCAAACTTAAATTCTTTTGTAATGTGTTGAGCAGGTGTTGTTGATCCTTTAGATGCGGTATCAAATACATAGTATGTATTTACATACATGTTGGTATTAACTCTTGTTGCACCATCATGATTTATTAAGTTAGTGAACATTGGAACATACGGTGGCGTCATCTCTGTCACATAGATATTTGCACCTGTATTCTCCACACTATCAACACGATAAGTTAATGTTGCATTCAGTTTAGGTACATTATAGATAATTAATGAACCTTCCCTAACATATTGATTGACATTAGATCTTTGATCTGGATACTGAACATAAATTCTAGAATTTCTATATGCAGCATCTGATATATTAACATAAACATTAGAATTAGTGAAAACTAATGTTTGATCTACTGTAGTTTGGTTGTATGGTAACAAACTTCCACTATCTAGATCACTCTTAACAAAGTTAAATCTAGTTTTCTTGATATCAATTAATGGAGATACTAAAGTATTTTCAGAAGATATTGGAAATACAACATGGAAAGGTTCAAAGTTTCTTAAGCCAGGATAAAGTGTGTTATAATCCTGACTCATGTTGCCTTTATTCTTGCTGCTTAGCAATACCTGCATCTTTTCGAAATTATACTGGCTTGCTAAATCAATATACTGATAACGATATCCTCTTGTTCCTTCTTCGACTGTCTTAACAAATGCCTCGAGCTTAGTATTCTTTGGGACATATGTTGCTACTTCAGGAATCACTGTATCAAATAAAATATTTTTAGAACCAGAAAGAACAATTCCTGTTCCGCCAACTCTTGTTGCTCTTGAAATTATATTAGCATTTGCAACATTTGTCCACTGGACGATGAAATCATCTTTGTTAGCCTTAATAACCTGATAGGTTGTATTAAGTGTGCTTGTATCCTCGTCAATAATATTTGTTGTAAAATTAATACCTTGTAAAGAAATTACATCACCTGTTGCATTTCCATGATTAGGTGCATAAACACGCATGTAGTTTACATTGGGGAAAAACTCTAATGGATTATTTTCAAGAGTAATGGTATCGTAGCTTGGCGATAATACAGAAAACTGAGGAGTTCCAATTGCAGAAATATCAAACTCAGCCCTAAACAACGTAAACTTCAAATCTACAACAGGATCTTCTGTCCAATTTGTTAAATTTTGAGATTTAAAGTAATTGCCTACTGTAGGTTGTTCGGTAATTCTTGTCTTTTTAACAATATCAACATCATTTAATGCTGATGCCCAAAGTTTATAGTTAGCTGAATCTGTTCTAATAACAAATGCATATTCTCCAGATTCTAAATGAACTGGCGATTCAAAAATAAATGTAGTTGGCTTTGTTGCATCTGCACTTGTAACAACAAAATTGCTAGGAACAACTGCTCTTCCAAAAGGAATAATATCAGTTCCAGGTACACCTGAAACCATCTTTCTTAATTCTAGATAAATTGGAAGATTATCGTCTTTAGAATATAAAAATAAATCTATTTTTGTTATAACAACAGCATCTTCGGTAACAAAGAATGACTGTGCAATTGGATCTACAGCTCCAATTAATCCATTTTTAGTATTAATATTTGTATTGTCAGCTGCACCATTACTCAATAATACAACATCTTTACCGCCTTTACCAATCTTGTAAAGATCGTCAGTAATTGTACTTCTTAGACCGTTATACCAAGCAATTCTTGCATCTCTATACCATGGCTGAGGAGAACTGTTTGTTCCAGCTAAACCTAATGTGCTTGGATTAAATCCTGTACCAAGTGCTGGTATTTGAGAATATGTGTAGTAGCCACGAGTTCCAGAGGTTGGAACAACAGCTCCATTGACTTCTGTTGACTCACCCGTTTGCTTATAATTAGCACCCATCAGAGTGGTATACAGATACGATGCTAATTTAATCTTGATTTTTTCAAGACAAATATCAAATACTTGTGATTTATAGTCTGACATATCTTTACTTTAGGTTATCTTTCATCGTAGAATATCTTTTCTTTTTCCACACCAACCACTCTATTATCTGCTTCAATTGTTGGTGGGTTAGAAGAATCAAAACTTGGATTATATGCATCCTCACCTTGTTTATTTAATGGTACTGTAAGTAGATCCCATTCTCCGTGCTGTAGGCAGCTGTCACCATTCATATAAACAACACCTTCATATGTAAATAAGTCTTTATATGAATTTTTATATACTGTTGAAATATTTACATAAGATCCAGTATCAGGATCCTTAACACTAATTGTATCAGGTAGTTTTGGATTGCCAATAGGAACATTTGTATTATTAGTATTTACAGCTGTATAGTTATATTCTCTTGCTAGATAACCAAGATAACCATCAATACCGTTTTTATCATTAATTTCTCTTGTAATATATGTATTGATAAATCTTAACATTCTATCAAATACTTTTCTACCATCTGTATTAATACTTGAGTAGGCTACAGAATTATAATATGGAACATATTGGGTAGACCAACCTGGCCTAGATGGATGGAAGTAGGCCTGATACATGGTAGCTGGCCAAAACAGCCATTTGTGATCATTTGTTGAACCTTGAGTTTTGTTTAACCAAAACCAATCCCATTTTCCATAATTGTAAGTAGCATTTTGTATAAATTTTGTTCCAAGATCACCTGGCGTCTCACCATCACCTACAACCAAAGGTACGGTAGATCTATCAACATAAGTTAATATCGGGTGAATTCTTGGTGTACCATCACTATTCCACATTTCTACACCAGTTGTTTCGGCACCGGTTTCTACATTTAATGATTTTGCAGCTAGGAAATTATCCCAATTCACACCATCGGTAGTAAACATATTATAAGCTGCTAATTTATCTTCTGCAGATGGTTTTTGACCAAATGCATACATGAACATAAAGTCTATAACATCAATGTTACTTACAACAGATGTTCCTGTTCCATCGCTTGATTCAACATAAACAGGTTGATTAACATAGGTAGTATCTGATGTGGAAAGATTTAAACCAGATAGTGGCTGCCTTGTTCTAATGGTACCATCAGTATCATAAAGAACCTTGCCAGCAGAACTAAACTTAGCCATAGCAAATGTAGTTCTATTTGTTGATGAATTATCTGGACTATCTGTTAAGATAAAATCATAAACACCAGCAATAAACTTTAACTCAGCTTCTTTGTATGAGAATGTACCAGATACATTACCATCTACATCAGTAATTAAATCAGTAGTAATAAACTGATTATTATTTGATGGAGAATTAACTACTATTTTATTTGTAACATCACGATTACCGAAGAAAGCATATAGTTTAGTGAAAGGTTTCATTCCTTTGACATTAAACTTAATACTGACATCTGGCATGTATCTTGCAATAGTGGGGGGTTGAGTCTCCACATTTAACGCAGATGAACCAAATGAATTTTTTGTTGAACTAATTAATGACACTAGTATCTCCTAAAAGGATATCATATTTTTTTAATATCCATCAGTACTTTGATTTTGATATAACGAATCGGTTTCTGAATCCCATAGTATTGCAGTAGATGATGTTTTATCTATTAATGGAATAATATCATTGTTAATATCATTATAAACAGCAGCAATTTGTTGATCATTCGTAACTAATATATCTTCTGGAGATAAACTCATCATTCCCATAAAAGTTGGAATTCCAAATGGATTAACAGATACGCCATAAGACGCAAATGCATTTCTTACATATGGCACGTGTCTATAAGGTAATGAAACAAGATCACCTGTAAGCTGATAATTTTTATTCTTACGGTTAAATGGTGTCATGAAAGCAGCATTGTTCTCAGTAATTTGTCCGATAGGCATACCGTTGCCTTGTGCTACATAATTACTTCTTTCTTCTGAGGCTAGGAACGCATTGAACATGGTAGTAAGTTCTGTTGCTGAAGTCACAGCAGTACTCCAATAATCATATCCAGCAGCCTCTGGCTCCCTGCCAAGTATTACATTATATGCTTCTCTAATCTTTTGGCCAATAGCAGTCTTGGGATCATCATTTTCAATGTATTCTTGCAACCCTAAAGGGGTCTGAAAATAATTAGGTCTTAATTCGTTTTTCTTAGCATCAATTGCAGCATTGTAGTCGGAGTTATTTAGATCAGCAATACTGAACCCAGAAAAATTATCAACAACAAAACCATTCTTGAATCTATCGATACCCATCGTATCTTTGATCTTAATATTTTCTGTTGCTTTTTCTAACAAATTAAGAGATGTATAATATTCAACATTTTTAATTCTATTTTCAAGACTACGAATGTCTTTCATAGTATATCTTTTAATACCAAGATCCTCTATTAAAACATCTTTATTAATATCCCTTACATACGCTTTTTGTTTTATTCTAAACAAAGGCATAGAATCATCTGGAATTGATGGATCAGTTGGTGAAAGTTTAGAACTACCTTCAACTACTTTAAATCTTCCTGTTTCACTTAATGTAACAATAGAATTCTTAGGCAAATAATAGCTAATGTTACTTGTAAATGTGAAATCTTTATTAATATTTGTTAGGAATTCTGGAAGCCACGCACCTGTGCCAGTAAATGTGCTATCACTTGCTTTAATTGGTCTATAATCAATAACATCAGAAAGATTATATTGAGTGCCATTAAACGTATAGGTTGGAATTTCACTATAATCAATATTTGTATAAGAATCTACACTAAAATAATCACCAGATCCACTATTTGTAAAATAAGAATAAACTACACGAATAGGTGCAGTTGGCTTTAGAGCCATTGCAGATCTTGAAATTCTAGCTAGGTCATAATAGGTGTCCCTCTGACCATTATCAAAAACATATCTATCAGTAATATCTATTTTATTATATTCGCTCCATGAATTGCCAAAATTCACGGTGTTATTAGACATATAAACACCTTCTAACTTATATCCATCAGCCTTATTTAAAATAATGGTTGATTGATTAACGTTAGCTTCATATATATAATCTTCATAATGACTTCTGACCAATTGTTTAACAGTAGGAGTTGCTTTAGACGCAACTTTTCTAATAGGTACAATTAGTCTAAAGGATTCATTTCCAGAATAAGTTGATGTTGGGCTAGAAACAAGATTTGCTTTATAAAGATCAATCTCTAATGTTTTATTATCAATTAATCTTACATTCTTTGGTGAAATGAATTTACCAATATCACTACCTGTTCCAATAGTCAATATACTATTTTTAAGTGATGCGCCTTCAAAATATTCATCAGTATTTGATGAAAGAGAAATAGTCGCTCTAGAGGAAGAGTCTAATGTACTATGAAATGCTCTTTTTATGATGTATTTTGATGGTGAAATAGTTTTTACATCACGATACTTCAATGGTTGAAAGTAATTATAATTATGTTTTTCTTCTAGGTCAGCAACTGCAGCATATGCCTCTACTCTGTTTAATGTAGATGTTGCTGTTGTCGATAAGAATGCTTTTGTATCATTAATAACATTGGCAACTTGATAGACCTGAGCAGTATATTTGTCATCAACGAATACAAAATCTTTGCTCTTGCCAAGTACAGCCAATTCCATACCAAATAATGAGCGATCGCCAATAAGAATATTACTTCCATTGGTCGTAGATACTTCGCCAGATAATTTTAATAAGTCTGGATAGATGTCACATGTAAAATCTGGAAAGCCATCATTATCACTGTAAATAGATTTTACTGATCTTGCAAATGTCTCACCTGGATTCATCTTAATATCAAACAACCAAAGATGATAGATAGCTGATCTTGTGCCAATGAAGCCACCTGCATACTCAATTGCTCTTACTCTTGCAGTTCCAACTAAAGCAGTAGAAGCTGGGGCTGTGCCTTGAGTAGAATTTAATGTATTATAAAGATTAACAAGAGGAATATCAGATGCTAAATTTGGTAAACTGTATACATTTGTAATCTTTATATAATGGCCAGTTGCAATTGGTGTATTTTCATATGGCTTAGTAGTAAATTCTCTTGCCTTATTGATTTCCAAATAAGATGGAAATGGCAATTCAGTTCTATACCCTTTTACATAAGCTAAACCAGGTGTAACTACTGCAGAAATCTTATCTGCATTGCCTTGTATATACTCACCACCAGCTATATTAACTACACCAGTAGTTAAGTTTACAGTACTATTTCTTTTATGCTCTCTTAATTGAACTTTGAAATCATTGACAACATAATTACCAGATTCTTCAAACGTTCTTTTTGCTAATTCATCACCAATCTTATTATAAACATTTTGGGCTTGAGATATAGATGGATTGCCATCTGCATCTACTCTAATTAATTCAACAAAATTTTCAGGTGCATTTTGCAAATCTTCTAATAAATCAATAGCTTTGATGTCTACTGTAATTTGATAACGATCTGCGCCTGTTGCATAATAATTACTTTCAGCACTACCCTCTGATACTACAGCTGGATCTAATAAAGATGTATCTCTTCCGTATGAAATGATTCTTTCATTGATCTGAAAACCAATACTTTTAGAAGCAAGATTAGAATATTTGCTTACAATCTTCAATTCACTATTGATATAAACAAATGTTCCTTTTACATAAACATAATTGGCATTTAAACCGAGACCAACACCTCTTCCTGTTGGGTTAGTTTTTTCTGCTCTAAGTGTTACAGGATTACTTGTAGTGATTTCAACTAAATCTTCATTAGCAACAAATGTACTTACAATACCATCAGACGCTTTATTTTCATATGCAACATAGATTGTAGGTGGCTCATAGATTCCATCTACTGTTTCACCCTTAGTAATTGCTCTAACAACTGCTCTAATTCCTGTAACTGATCCTAATACTTTTTTACCAATTAATCCCGCAATAACATTATCAGCAATTGTACCTAATGTTGGATGAGTGGCATATAGTTTAACATATTCTAATTTATTATCATAAGTAGGAGTTGCTGTTGAATCAATCAACGCACCTTCTTTAAACAAATGATCACCGATCTTAGAAATCTGGTTGTGAAGAATAGACTGCATCTGTGTAAGCTCTCTTGCTTGCACAGCACGACCAGGTCTAAATAGAATTCTATAAAAATTCTTATTTTCTTGGAAATCGTCGTAATACGGGAATTGATTATAAGTCTTGATCATTTGTTACCTTAGAATTCAACGACAATATGAATTGACTCTACGTTTGAAAGGGATCTTGTGATTGGTGATCTATTTTCTACGTAAATCACTTTACCTGAATCAGTTTTATACTCTGGAGCAACTATTGAAGCGACAGTTGCAGTTCTTCCAGATGTTTGACCAGTAATAGTTTCACCAACTGTAAATGATCTAAAGTTTGCACCCTGATTAGCTGGCTGTATGTATCTCATCGTTACAGCACCAACTGATGGCGTAGGTGCAGTTAGCAACATTGCCTTAGCACCAGATGTACCACCTAAAATAATTTCATCTTCAGTAAATGGCCCACTTGCACTTGTGCAACTTACAGAATAAGTAGCATTGAGAGTTGTTGCATATGATATTGTGTTAGTTCCTTGATCTTTTGGATCAACTAATAATCCAACTGTTCTAAATTGGTTTGAAGGCGGAAAATCACCACTTCCTTCGTCATATGCAAGTTGTGTATACAACATGACATAAAATGCATCAAGTTCACTAACTGTATCAGTGCCATGGCCACCATATGGTGAAATAATTGCTTTACCGGTGGCTGCAGTTGTTGCACCACCACCAGAAAATGTTACATTAGCAAATCTATATCCATATCCTGGATTAGTAATAGTAACATTTGCTACTTCATCATCACTAAGATATACTGTGCCCTCGAACCCAGCACCATCACCATCAAGCGCAACCGTTGGAGCAAAGCTATATCCAGATCCACCAGAAATAATCTTTATATAATTTACTGAACCATCCACATTAGATACAAATGAGGATAACACAGGCATGAAGTCTGGTGTTAAGAATTTGGTTCTTGAAGTTACATCAATCGTATAGAGATAGAGCCAACAATATCCATCTAATGTAAAGAATGGTGAACCACTTGTTGATATTGGTTTAACAGTTGATGCTGTATTACCGTTATTAAATAAACATTTATAAACACGATATTCTTCAGTCATCACAATATAGGTTGCATCAGCTTTATCAGAAGCACCACTATAAGTAGGATTTAAACTACTAATATCGTGGCTATACTCATCATAGACTGTTCCCGATGCCCAATCTCTTCTTGGAATAACAAATGAAACATTATCAGATGTTACTCTTTTTAGAGCAATCATCTCATTATTCCATTCATATTGTGCTTGCACAGTATCAAGAGGAGTAGGTGGATCTTGATCATCAGTCCACGCCTGAGGACGACCAATGAACAAATATACATTGGAGGGGGCGGTTTCAGACACACTCTCTACCAGTTGTCTGGCATTTAATATTCTGAACTCGTTTGTTACAATCGCGGCCATTTAAATCCTCTTAGATAATATATTATTTATTCGATTAGTCTTAAACGACTTTTATATAACTCGGTGGTGCTATGTTATATTTTGTGGCGGGCTCGAAAATATACTGAGCAATCGTAATATCTTGAATGTCTTTAATTTGCAATGGGTCTGCAGAAAAATCATCTGTATTTGGAATCCAGCTTGGTGAATACCAAAATCTCTCAGTAGTTCCTATCCTTGCACCAAGAGGTGGAGCTTTAGAGTAAACACTTGGTCCTCTTGGATCAAGATCATTTACATTAATATAGATAAAAACATTACGTCTCATTACACAGAATTCCTTATAAACACTTTAACACGACCAAATGATTGCAAACCAGCTGGATGCACAAGATCTCTAACAGTCTTTTCCCATTTTATCTTAGGCTGTTCAGATAAAATTGTATAAGAGAATGGTGAATAATAAATTGGATCTTTTGATTGAACATCTGCAGCCAAGAATTGAGCAAGATAACCTTGAGCCTCTCTTGATTCCGCTATAGATTTTGCAATAAGGTTTCTTGGAATTCTATTAATATAGTTACCTGAAAAGAATGTTGAGCACTCAAGACTATCTACAACTAAGTTAATAATGTATGATCTATTATTTCCTTTTTGAATAAAATTAAAGTCTCTTGATCTCTCTACTTCAGATGGATTTCTATTTAAAGTGCTTCTGTATAGGCTATTTAAGAAGTTATTAAAGTCTTTTAGATAATTAGAAGCTTCATCGTTATCTGCAATATTTCTAATAAAATTCTTCATAGTATCTAATTTATTGGCAAACTTATTTCCTTCAATATAATTTACCCAAAGCTTCAATTCTAAAGATTCAGGCACTCTACCAAACATAATAAGGTAAGTGTTATTAATAAAGTTTTCAATATTCGTGCCGACTAATAACTTAGACCAATATACTAATCCTCCAGCCTCTGGTTCTCTATCTAAGCAAATTCTATAAAGACCAGTAATAAACTGAGAATTAGAATTTAATGGTTTACCAGTATCAGTAGCTTCAAGTAAAGTTGTTATTTCAGCAATAATATCAGCCAACGATACACCATTTATAATCTTTGCTTCATAATCTCTATACTCTAATACTGTTGGTGCGCGGTTCATTGAGTAATAAAATACTCTTTCGATAAACCTTCTTCTAATAGAAGAATCAACGCCAATATCATAGCGACCAGGAGTCACTGCACCTACATTATCTAAGCTAATTCTTGATTGGAAGTTTTTCCAATCACCATGATATCTACAAACAGGACCAGAAATATAATCAACATTAGACCTTATTCCGTTTGTTGCTTGGCCATCTTTATTAACAAACGATATTACAGCATAATGAGCTCTTTCCTGGATAATCGAGGAATATCCATCTTCAACTTTGATAATATCGCTTCCACTTTCTGATAAAAACTCAAAATCTCTTACATAATCTGCAAAAGGTGTTTCTAGGATAATAGAAGTATTTGCTGTAGATATATCTTCATTTAAAAGTTTTGTTTTATTTTCTAATAAGATTTCAAAATCAGCAAGATCATTATAGGAATCAGAAAATACATCGCAATCAGTCATTTCTATCTTAATGATAGAGTTTGATGGAGTATATAATAATGTCTCCAAGACAACAGAAATGTTACCTGAATGCAATAACACATTGCCGTCTTCTTGTAATAATTCTATTTGACTTGGCAAAGAAACTTCAGTTTTATCTATCTCTTGACCAAGGATATTTCCACTCTCAGATACAATTACTAATTCTGATTCAGAAAGAAGTTCATAATTAGAATAATCCCAAATTGGATTAGTATCAACATCTGCAACTACACCGTAGGCAGTTCTGCCTGTGTTCATTGCAACTTTTACTTTATCACCTAAGCTAAAGTTTCTTCCACCATCATAAACAACTACTTCGCTGACTACTGGAATAATAGTTCCAGTTGCAGTTACACTATTTCTTTCTACACTATAATTTTTAAGATATCTTACTGAAGCTAGTGATGCCATCACATCGTCAATTAAAGTTGTCTTTGCAACACCATTTAATAAGCGTGTATGTTCGTAATATCTTGTATCTACGCTTGGAAGTGCACCTGTTGTTGCATAATAGATCTTATCAATAAAATCAACATTAGGTAAAGCTAATACAGCGTATGATTTCAACAATCCTTTAATGATTGTATTGATAGAAATACCGTTGTTAATATCTTCTAGTACAAGTGAAATTTCATCTTCTGTTGGCTCACGGTCAAAAATATCTAAGTAAATATTTTCAATTAAGACAGTACTATTTAATGATGAGTATGTCCCTGTAATTGTTTCGTATGATTGAAAAGTTCCTGTAACAGATTTTCTATCTAAAAATAATTCATAAATTAATTCTTGGTTAGCGACATAGCTGATAATATCTACAACATATCCAGTTGCGCCTGATATATCACCAACAATAGTAGTACCTATCAATTTAGTAAAGTCACCTAATCCAGTTCTAATCTTAATTGATATTGGTGATTGCCATTGACCCCCAGAAGCTCTTAAGACGTATTCAAATGGATATTGAACTTCAGATTCAATGCCATATAGAATACGAAAAAGCATTTTAACTGCTTTTTCAGATCCTTTTCTATTATAGAGCTCAGTGAGAGTCTTAACTAATATTTTACTATCAAGCTGTTTATTCTTAGGTATATCTTCAGCATAATACTTAAGAAAATAGGTTATCCAAGCATCTTGAGTAAGATCAATATCATTATACTTAGAAAGATTCTGAATAATTTCAGAAGGCAAACCTACCTTTTCAACATATTCATAATAATTTTCTAAGAAAGAAATAAAATTGGGATAATCACTCTGAACAAACTCAGGGAGCTGTTCAGAGACTATACTAGATACTTTAAAATCTAATGACATATTAAGATTCTGCTGTTACGTTTACAACGAGTCCAGATGTTCTTCCTTTATCTATATCAGTATCAGTATTGTCTAAGGTAAGAATAAGATTTTTTTGAGTAGCTAAGTTGTATGAAGCACGCTGAACACTAACATTAATTCTTAAATCGGATGTACCAGTTGGAAGTGCTGTAGGAATTAATTCCGGAATTTCAATTTCACCAGTTCTATAATTAACCGTACCAAACTGATCATTAATTACTAAGTCATCAGATTCTCTGACCAAGTAGATATCCCCTAATCCATCATAATTAGGTGGATTAGATGCTGATTGATCTTTCATATACGCTTTTGTTGATACACCAGCATATTGAACAAAGAAGTATGTTGACTTAACAGAATTAGGATGAATCCTGTTATAGAATTTAATATTATTAGAATCTATAAATTGATTATTTGCACTTAAAGTAACATTTACTCTTCTTTGCAACCCAACAGACATAATAGTACTTGTAATAGCTGTAGTAGTTGTATCAATCGTATTTAATAACTTAGAAAATGATAATGGTTTATTAAACTTTTCTAATTCATTATCAAAGTATAATTGAATTGCACCAGTTGCTAGATTCTGAATCTTTGCAGCATTGAGAGATGTTACAAGTCTATCATATGTAATATCAACAATTAAATTCACAAAAAGATAATCTGGATCTACAATCTCAGGAATTACAGACATTACTTTTTTATCTTTAAGAACATAATTCTTAATGTAATCTTTTACTGAGTCTGTAATGATATAACCAGTAGTTGGTTTAATTGCAATAAACACTTTGCCATACGTTGGTGGATTGTTTTCCTCACCACCCCAAACTGCAATACTCTCAATATTAGGATTAGATGCCTTAATTACTGCTGCATAATCATTTGCAGTGACTGCTCTATTCTGCGATGATCTAAATTTGGGCGCATTGAATTTAATACTTTCTACACCTTCAATATCTGCACCGTTGGATGGTCTTGTATTAATTACAAGGCTACCAGAATCTATACTAACATTACCAACGCCAGCTATCGAAGACAAAGAAAATATAATTTCTTCAGTTTCTGTAGCATTTCCTAATGCCCCATTACAAATTGCATATGATACTCTAACAATATTTCCAGCTACTAATTTCTTTCCAAATACATTATCGCCAAAATATATCTCATACAACCCTTGCTTATTCTCATCAAGGAAGTATACTTTGGATGTGCCATTAATACTTGCTACATCTAGTGCATGTTGATAGTAGTAAGTAGTAGAGTCAGAAGAAGAATTTTGAACAGTAACTACTATTGATGTGGTATCAACATTTATATTTGGAATAACGTATTTTTCAGCAGGTCCTGGATTAATAACAGTAAAGTTATAATCTAGTACACTACCTTCTTTAATAGGAACGCCAACAAATGAAAATGTATTAATATTTCTTTCGCCGACTACATCTTCTGAATTATAAAATGATAATGGATTGCCACCAATCGATGCAGTTAGTACTGTATTTTTAGGTAGATTGATATAGTTTGTTGAAGGATTATTTAAAGTGATGCTGAAAGATATGTTACCAATTGCACCTCTTGCTGATCTTGGTGTATATCCAAGATGTTTAGCCAACGACACAATAGAGGCCCGCTTTACTGCACTATCTAAGAACATTTCGTTGGCAAGCATATTTGCCAAGAATGCATTATAGTGAGTATTGTATGAAAGAATATCTAATAAAATAGATAATGCAGAACCTTCATACTCATAACTATTAAAAGTTGTCTGCGTCTTAAGATATTCTTTTAAATTCTTCTTGATTTGATCAAAATCAAGCTCTGTGACTCTAATATTTGCCATTATCGAACTCTATTTAATATAGTAATAAAATTGATAGGTGTTGGACTATTTCTAGTTCTAAACGTAATAGACACTTGTACATCATTGCTATCTACTTGGCTTGATACCTTAACCTTTAATAGTTCAACACGTGGCTCAAACTTTGCTACTACATCGTAAATCGTTTGCTCCATAATAGCTTGTGTTATAGGGTCAAACGGTTCAAATAATAAGTTGTTGACCTGGCATCCAATTTCAGGATGAAATGGTCTCTCATAATTTATAGTCAAGATAAGATGTTTGAGAGCTGCCTTAATTGCGTTCTCATCAGACTTGGTAGCAACATCACCCGATATAGATTTAGAGAAAGCTAGATCTATATCAGTATATAATTTTGTTTTTCTATTGATTGTTGTTGTAGACATCTTAATATTTATGTTCGAATTACGTGGCCAAATTTACAAGGCCATCTGAATGCTTTTTGTTATTATAGAATGTCATCACTTGTTTTCTATTTGAACCTGCGGCAAAAGAAATATGAATCCATGGGTTATTAGTATAATTAGAATATTCTAATAATAATTGATCGTAGTTAAGAGATTGTGCTAAAATTTTTGCAATATTGAAATATTCGCTCTTTGCAATTCCTCTTATTTGAATATCTACTGCCTGCCCTTTGCCATGCTGAGAAGTTGCTGTGCAATTTGCCTCACTTCTGAATCCAGATGTAACAAGCATATTTGGATAAAGGTTAAACACTGGTTCGCAAATGTTTTTAGCAATAACTTCTAGGTTACTTAAAATGTTTCCATAAGTTAGACCACGCTGTGCTACAAGTTTATCTTGAGAACATGGTGCCTTCGATGACAACATTCCTAAAGTAAAATTAGGAGATAGCTTAAATGATTCTGGTGCCTCTTTTAAATTATCACAAAAACCAGACTTTTCAATTTCTTTATCGTTGCCAGATTTAACATCTGAGGATTCGCCCTCTACTGGTGGCTTTCTTAGATCTTCTTCAGTAATAATACCTTGTCTAATTAATTCTTTCTGATGATCAGAAAGCTCATCTCCAGATGCCCCATCATCTTCACATTTCAAAGCAAGAGAGTCTCTTGGTGATGGAGGTTCGTATTCTGATATATTAGTTTCTGTAGCAGTTTTTCTTCTATCTAATACAGATGCTTGTGAGGATGAGGCCGAAGATACAGAAAATGGTCCTGCTCTAAAGGATGGAGACCCTATTTTGAATGAGCTACTTCCATTCATTTGCACAGAAGGAGATGATAGGAATGCTGCAGAATCACCTTTCAAATGTAATTGACTATCAGCTTCAATGTAAACATTTTTGCCACGAATATCTACTGCCTCTGCACCAGATAACTTAAGCCTTCCACCAGCCTTTGCCTCTATATCGTTATGGCAGGTTAGATCTACATCACCACCAACTTCAATCGTTGCGTCATTGCCTACATAGATGTTTGTTGAACCACCCACTGATACACTACATTTACCTGCTATTGAAATATAACCATTTCTATCAACAATAGTATAATCAGAACCTTTTGTTCTTCTAACCATAGTCCCAAATGCATTTATTTCAACATAGGTTCCATTTCTATGATAGAAAAAAAGTCTTTCGGAACCTGGTGTGTCGTCTACTTCAAATATGTGACCACGTTCAGTCTGTGTAACTTTATTGTATGGATATTTTCCATTAAATGCCGGTGGAGGGACTTGCCAATTGCTACCACCTGCTTGAGGAATCTTTGGCCTATCTGCTTCTCTTTCTTTTACCTGTTGAGTAATCTCTCCCTGTGCTGCTAAATTAACTTCACTTTTATCTTTATAAGATTCTTCAGGATAGGTACCTGTAGGATCATAAAATCCAAAATTCTGATTAGCTAGTTTATTTTTATTTTCTTGATTACCAGGATCAAAGTTTCCTGCAAAATCCAAATATTTAGAAGTTATACCTTGTGCATATTGATTATTAATGTCAGAAAGGGCAACACTTGGGTTAGTAGCGATTGCACCAATTGAATTATTATTAATAAATGTATTTTGAGGTAATGATTTACCAAACAATCCATTAACAAATTGTCCAGTAATCTTATTCAATGATTCATTTACAGTGCCTTTTAGTGCGTTAGTTAATCCTTGTTTAATAGATTCAGAACTAACGCCTTGTGTGAAGACATTTGGTAATTGATTAAATAAGTTTCTAGTTGCAATGTCACCAAAACTTTGAGTAATGGTATTAATTGAACCAGATGGATATGATGTAAGTAAGTTATTTGATATTTGATTTGATGAAAAATTATTATTAATTAAATCAAATGGATTGTTAACGCCTATCCTCGTAGTATCTGCTCTATTAAGTGTAGTAAGATGAGTCTGGTTTGTATTGTTTACAAGCTGAGTGGCAAGAGGATTAAGGACAGTATTTAATGTTGGCTGAAGAACATTATTTGGAACATTATTAAGCGAAGAACGTTGTAAAGAATTAATCGTTGTATTGATTAAATCTTGTAAGACTACATTTTTAATATTTGTTGTACTCATTATTATCCTACATTGCCGCCAGTAATGTTAGATGCTAGTTTAATTAAGTCTTGCTCTTCATTCTTGTATCTATTTTGAACAGATGAAACTAATCCAGCACTACTAAACCCCCTATAATTAGGAGCTTGTGATATTTTATACTGAGATACTAGCTTAACAATTGATAAGTCGTCTTTTTCTTTTTTACCAGATAAAGGAACTTCAAATAAAGATGTTTCATTTGGCCCAAATTGAACTGCAGTACTCCAAATTAGATCCTTCACAGCTGGTCCGTGACTATTAGCATCTATTATACCTTTTGATTTAAGTTTGCCAGCCATTGGTTCGTAATATGTTCGTTGTATAAAATCGTGTTGGCTTCTTTTAAAATTATCTGCATCTTTTGCTGCTATCTCTTTCCACTTTGCATCAAACGCATCTGTACCTGGCACCAATCCAGTAAATTGTGCACCATATCCAGATGTTGCAAGATACTGTAATACAGGAGAGTTCTTTGCATAAGAGCCAGATCTAGATTTACCGTCTGGTCTTGTTGCAGGCAAGAATGATGCTAATTGATATGTGCCATAGGAAGCACCACCTGCATCGTTAGACGCTTTGTAATTATTGATTGTTCCTGGACCTCTGCCACCACTTTCATACTTTTCTGAAGTTTGACCCAATGTCCAACCTGGTGTAGGAGGTGCTGCAATCGGTTGAGGATTTCCATTCTTATCTAATATAGGCTCATTAGTTTTTGGATCTCTCAATATTCCATCATTCATATTTACAGATGGTTGGGGAGATGTATCTGATTTAAAGAATATTCCAGTAAACTTACTTGCAAAAGTACCAAAGAATGCAGGCTGTTGCATATCTTCGCCATCAAGGAAAAATCCTATAACCCATGTTCCAGGCAAAGGGCCGAGTGGAGAAGATCCTATTCCAGAAATTGCTCCAGATGTAATAGGTTGAATAGGAAATGCCCATGGCAAATCTTTTGTAGGTAGAGCTGCTTTATCTGGAGTATGATAACCGTAAATACGAGCTCTCACACGACCCATCTTTTCAGGATCCATTCTATCTTCTACAACGCCAATCCACCAATTAAAGTTTGGATAAATGTGCTTACTCATATTTAAGCAACCAACATAGTAGTTAATAAAGAGTCAGTTACTAATTCACAAGTCATCATATGTTCTCCAGCCATAATTTTATGTCTAATAGATGTAATTAAATAATTACCAGAGTATAAAGTATCAAATAAATCTTTTGATGAATCAGTCTCATCTCTTGGTGCTAGGTTTGGTACTCTTAATTTAATTAAGTTTCCTGCCCCGAGATCAGTTCTTCCTGGAATTAATATTCTTAATTTTAGATTAGTTAGATCTTGAATATTAGAATGCCTATTTCCAAATATTGTTCCAGTTGAACTGTTTATTCCTGAAGGACCATTTACCTTAGGCGCATTCTGAAATAGTTTAGAGTTAAGTGGATATACTTTAGTGTATACATCTGCTGCTCTCTTTACATCTTTTCCGAAAGTTGGTAATACGCTCTCATTACCATTTGTATGCGTATACTTTATCCAATCACCAACATGATCATATCTAACATAATCTACTTGTTTCTTAAATAGATCTAATGTAATCATTTGGTTTGCAAAGTAACCAGAATGTGCATTCCTCAATGCATCATTAGATATATCAAATTCGAGTGCTTGCACTCTTGTCATTAGGTCGCTTGTATCCTTATCAGGAATGCCAGTTCCATAATAAGTGAATGGTCCCCTAGGCGCAGAAAGTTGATCCTTAATTAGCTGCTCAACTTGATAGAATTTATACCCTTTATTATTCTCATAGAACAAATAGTTACAAGCAGGAAGATTTGGAGGAACTGATCTAGATGCAATCCAATTTATAACCTTTAATGGGCTCCAACCAGGAATGATTACTTTAGCACTATTTGCAGTTTCTTTAGTATTATAATCGATTGAAGATTCTTGACCAAATGACCACGTTAAAGATTCTGGATCAACAATCGCTTCTCTTGGGGCAGCAAGATATTTTTTGAAGATAGAATTGGGAATATTAGGTGCAACACTTGGGACATCAAATAAATCATGAGATATTACAGCACTATCTTTAATTAATTCTGGTGAACAGAATTCTAATGTATAAACAGTAGTACTTGTATCTCTAATTATTTTTCTATTAGATATTGAAAATACCTTGAATACTCTTTTTATTCTTGAAGATTCAGGAAATGAAGGAGTAATAAAGCTAACATGAATATACTCATCACCAACAATAGGTAATGATGCAATAAGGTTTCTGCTATCGGTAATAGCAATATAGCCAGACATAGTATTGCTGAATATATCTTCAAAAAAAGAAAATTCCATCATGTAGCTAGTAAGATCAAATGCCCTACCACCAGGCAATAAGATGTAGATCTCAGATAAATTTACAGAACCAGGCTTCTGTAAAAATGGCTCAATTCCTGATTCACTCATGATGAAATTTTCTTATCAAATTCTGTAACAATTATAGATGCATATTCTGGCTTCAAAATTTTTAATCTTCTTTTTTCTGATTGTAAATTAACTTCATAGTCATAGTTTGTCACTTCTTTCTTTGTAGCAACCGTAGAATTTGCATATGTGGCATATGTTACAATAATTCCGTTGCCATTTTCATAATGATGTGTGTTAAATCTAGAATCAACAACATGTGGATTATTAGATGTTATCGTTGCATTAGCTCTACTTAAGTATCCTTGTATATCTTCACCAGCCTCAAATGCACCATTCAAGTTAATGTATTGAAGATTAGAGGACAGTGTAATATTTGAATATACCTTTGCTGTTGCACCAGATGATAATCCAGTAATTACTTCATTAATATAAAAAGAATTTGCAACATTAGCTGTTAAAAAAACATTAGATGGATATTTGGATTTAATAAACTTTTCAAATTCATTATAACCTAATATAGTATCAAATCTTGGATCAAGTATATCGTTTGTAAGTGCTATCACCCAATACATATTTGGATCTTTATAGAACTTATCAGCAACCATCTCCAACGTCTCGCCTTCAACCATATCATATTCGTCAAATATTAAAGTATTTTCTAATACTCTTTGATCAATAACGATTCTACGAAGAACGTCTTGAACGAGGTTAACTGATTTTCTATCATCAAGTGTATAATAAACAATCGGAAAATTTGTAAAATATGCCATAATTAGTATCCAGCAAGAATACGTTCTTTGGTAAGCATTTCTGTTTCCTGGAACGATAGAGCCATATTGATTTCTGAGGGGCTGCCATTACTAAATGCAGTATATTCACCACTTCCATACTCTACACTCATGTCTGTGAGCACACACCTTCCAATCTTATGTACAAATTCATTGGCAGAACCTCTAAAGTAATATACAATATTGAAGTCTGCAGGATAAATTAAAAAGAATTTGTTTTTAGATAGTTCTGGGTGCATGTGAAACTTAAATTCATCAATAATCTTTTTTACTGAATTTAATTCACTATCATTTCTTGGCATAAACTTATACTTAAATTTAAACGATCTAAAGTCCATCATCTCAAACAGCACTTCTCTAAATGGATTGGTAGTTGTTTTTGATGCAGCTGATTGAAGAGCTTTAAGATCAGTAGAACCAAATGCACTTGGAAGCTGCGCAAGTTGTAATAACAAAGCACCAGCACCTTCTGCACCTATTCCACCTAAATTACCTGCACTATTAAAAAAATTAGAATCAAATCCAGCATTATAAAAATTTCTTAGAAGATCGCCAACAGCTGCACCACCTTGTGATAGCAAACCAGCTAAGGTTCCAAGATCTTGGTTTGCATATTTTGCACCATATGTAACAGAAGGAGGAGCATCAACATAAAGAGTAATAACTGAACTAATTCTTTGAGAAGTATCTGCTCTACCTATTTCGGTGCTTTGAAATGCTAATGTCCCACCTAAGCCAACTGCAGTACCAACGGATCCAGTAACAACTCTTCCTGGTGTAGTCTGTACGCCTAGTTTATTACCTACAGCTACTCCACCAACAGCACCAGCGATTGTTCCAGCAGTAGTTACACCAGCAGCCATTTGATCTGAAGTCAAGCTAGAAGTACCTTCAGAAGGTATAGATTGTATTCTATTATCTTGATTATACTTGGACTTTCCTCTTACATTAATGTAAAATGCAACATACTGAAGATTTTCTTGTTCACCAATATCTTGTGGATATCTCATTGAACCAATGTTATAGCGCCCCGAACTATACGTGGGAGAAAGGTTGGGATCATATAGATTTTTGTTGCGTTCTTGTCTATCCGCAACATCTCTATAATCTTCCATTGAGGCAAAATTCTTTTCCATTAGGGGCCTATTTATAAATAGTAAGTATTAGAGTAATGAGAATATTTATACCCATGGCTAAACAGTTCTACAAAGGTAAATTTAAACCAACAAATATATCCAAGTATGTTGGAGATGTTCACGGCATCATCTTTAGGAGTTCATGGGAATTAAGGTTTATGAAATGGTGTGATTCGAATCCTTCTATTATTGAATGGGGTTCAGAGATCGCAGTGATTCCTTACGTTTCACCACTTGATAAAAAGATTCATCGATACTTTGTAGACTTTTATATTAAAGTTAAAGCTTCCAATGGTCAGATTCAAAAGTATTTAATTGAAATCAAACCAGATAGCCAAACGAAACCTCCTACTATTCCTGCTAAAAAGACTAAAAGATTTGTTGATGAAGTATTTCAATATGGTGTCAATAGTGCAAAATGGAAATCAGCAAAGGAATTTTGTGATGATAGGGGATGGAAGTTTATGGTATTAACAGAAAAAGAGCTTGGAATAAAGTGAGATAAATATTGTAATGGCTACAGCAAATCCATTTTCCAAATTAGAAAAGATTAAGATCAGCTCGCAAGATCAGAAAAGATCTGCAACATGGTTCCAAGATCAAATTAGAAAACTTGGCACTCAGCGTCCTGAGACTTATCTTAGAGCAACCAATCAGCTGGAGAATAGAGTATTGGTTGGATCAATGTATCTCTTTATGTATGATCCCAAAACTAAAGAAACGTTGCCATACTACGATACTTTTCCACTTATATTCCCCTTTAGAAAAGTAAAGGGTGGATTTTACGGGATTAACCTCCATTATCTTAATTATGGTTTAAGATTAAGATTGATGGGTGCTTTGAATGAGTATGCTGTAAGTAAAAACGAGGATAGAAGGTTAGCATTATCTTGGAAAATTCTATCAAGCGCTGCAAAACTTAAACCAGTGATACCATGTGTGAAGCATTATCTTAACGACCATGTACAAAGTAGATTTTTAAAAATAAATCCAGATGATTGGGTCGTTATGTCAATGCTACCTATTGAAAGGTTTGAAAGTGCTAATAAAAACCAAGTCTGGAGAGACTCCTCGAGGATGATTTAATGCTATTTAGCGTAGATAACTTTAAACAGAATGTACTTAAAAAGGGATTAGCTCGTCTTAATAACTTTGAAGTAGTGATTTCTCCACCTGCAAGTTTAGCTGGTGCTTGGGATACAAGGAATGATATCTCTCTAATGTGCGAATCGACAACTCTTCCTCAACTTAGCATCTCAGTTAGACCATTAAAGATATTTGGACCATCGCATCAAAGACCTCATGCAATTGAGTTTGGTGGTGAGGGGTTGCCATTCACATTCCTAGTTGATCAGAATATGACTCAAAAGAAGTTCTTTGATCAATGGATGGCTTCTATTGTAGATTTTGAACAATTTACAGTTAACTTAAACGATAATTATAAAACTACTATACAAATATATCAACTCGATAATCAATCTAAGAGAGTTTATGCGATTGAATTGCTAGAGGCTTTTCCAAGAAGTATGAACATGATGGAATTAAATCAGGGAAGCAGAGACCAATTCCATCGTTGCAATGTTAACTTTACATTCAGAAGATGGAGGCCATTGACAGGGTTTACAAACTCTGGAAAAAATTCTACTTTTACTGATGTTAATTAATAAAGGTAAATTATGACAATACAAATGCCGTTACCAAAAATGGAAGTACCTACTTATGAAATAATATTACCTTCAACAAATAAAAAGATAAAATATAGACCTTTTTTAGTAAAAGAGCACAAGATATTAATGATGCTCAAGGATAGTAATATTGAAGAAATTGCAAGGGTAATAAGAGAATTAATAGATAATTGTACATTTGGTAAGTTAAAGGTTGATAAGCTACCTCATTTTGATATTGAGTACATTTTTTTAAATCTTAGATCGAGATCAATAGGTGAAATTCTAAATTTATCCATTACGTGCGAGTGTGGAAACGAAATTCCAGTGCAAGCCAATCTCAATGAAATAAAAGTAGTAAAAAATGAAATTCATACAAAGAAAATTAGATTTGGAAATATTATTGTTGAATTAGAATACCCTACATTTAAAGAAATGTTAATAATCTATGAATATCAAGATGATGTAGATAAAATATTTGAAGTAATAAGCAATAATTTAAAAACAATTACAAAAGACGATGAAGTATATAATGCAAAAGAATATACAATAGAGGAAATAGAAGAATTTTTATTGTCTTTATCAAAAGAACAATTTTTACAGTTAGAGCAATTCTATAAAACCATGCCTAAAATAATGCAAACTATTGAAGGGGATTGTAATAAATGTGGTACACACAATAAAGTTACATTAGAGGGCCTTCAAAATTTTTTCGTTTAAGCCTTTCCCATGAAGGCTTAGAGAATTATTTTCAAACTAATTTTACATTAATGCATCATTACAAATATTCACTAACCGAACTAGAGAATATGTTACCATGGGAAAGAGATGTATACATTGCTTTATTAGTAAATGACTTAAAAGAGAGAACAGAACGTGAGGCAATTTTGAGAAAACAAAGAGAGGCTATGTAATGGAAAATCAAGAAAATTGGATGGATAAAAAGTGGCGTCCAATGATGGGTTGGATCTATATGGTTACGTGCACAATGGATTTTGTGATATTTCCAGTGTTATGGGCAATCTTACAGTCTTTAACTATTGGTCAACCTACACAATGGAACCCTATCACACTACAGGGCGCAGGATTATATCACTTATCGATGGGTGCAATTCTCGGTGTTACCGCTTGGTCAAGAGGTAAAGAAAAGATTGCAGGAATTCAAAGTTTACAAAGTATGCCAGAGATTAACAAACCAACTATTAGAAGACCGATCTAAATGTTAGCAAACAAATTACTAGAAAGAGTTATTGCTGTTAATGAAAAGCAAAGTCGAAAGGCTGATGTTGCTAATAGACTATTGGGATTAATAGCAAAAGTAAAACCTAGTAATTTAAATAGTGCATACTATAACGACAAATCAAAACAAAAAACAAATGCTAAGGAAGATAATGATAGGTTAGTAAAATTAACTGAATATACTAAACTATCATCCGATTCTTTAGATAAGCTAGTAAAGGTTTTAGAAAAAGGTTTTGGTTTATTCAGCGAAAATATAGATAAACTAAACAATAATATTAAAAAAAATAATTTACTCGAAAAAATAACTCAATTAAAAAGCTCTATTAATAACAACAACACTAGTACTATTGATATTATTACTAGTAGTAATTCCAATATTAATGCTAACAATACAAAAAATAGTACCAGTAACAATACAAACAATATAAACAATAGTACCAGTAACAATACTAACAATACTAACAATACTAACAATACTAACAATACTAACAATACTAACAATACCAACAATACTAACAATACCAACAATACTAACAATAAAAACAATAGTACCAGTAACAATACTAACAATAAAAACAATAGTACCAGTAACAATACAAACAATAAAAACAATAAAAACAATAGTACCAGTAACAATACTAACAATACCAACAATACTAACAATAAAAACAATAGTACCAGTAACAATACTAACAATACTAACAATACCAACAATACCAACAATACTAACAATAAAAACAATAGTACCAGTAACAATACTAGTAGTAATTTAAGTAATTTTGATAAGGTAAATCAATTAAATACCAACGAAAATATATTTGATCTTAAAGATTATAACAATATTAAAAATGTAAACACAGATACAAATCTTAATGAAAAACAAATAATAAAAAAAATAAGTTTTGTAGATAATATTGAAAAAGATCTTAAAGATGATTATAAAAGAGTAAAGGAAAATATTCTTAATTTTTTGGTGCCAGGTAGATTAGCAAAAAAAGAAAAAGAGGAAAAGACAAAACCTTCTAATGAACCTAAAAGGCCCAAGTTTATTCCTCTTGTTGCCACACCATCACAGCTTAATGTATCAAATGCAGAGCAAAAACAGACCTTTGATGTAGCTCCAATCATTAAGGCTATGGATAAGAATACTATTAAGCTATTAGATAAACTCGATGAATTAAGAGAAACGGGTGGAGGTGGTGGTTCATTAATCGAAGGATTACTTGGAGGCGCAGCTGGAGCTGCAGCTACTGGTGCAATCAAGAAAGGTGCCTCTGCTGCAGGAAGAATGGCACTTGCTGCAGCCCCTACATTAGCAGCTGGAGCAGTTGCTGTAGCTGGAGGTGCAGCTGTAGATTATGGATTAGGTAAGCTGGGTGTCGGCAAAGATGAGCAGGGTAATGATATAAAAATTAATGAATCACAAGATGAAGCCAATTGGCAAAAGATGACTACTGGCCAAAAGATTCAATCTGGAATCGCAAGGGGCGTTGAGAAGGTTGGAGACTTTTTATTCTTAGGTAACATGGCAAGACAAGCAAGAGCAGATCGAGTTAAGAAGGAGACAGAATATCTTACTGAAAAAAGTAAAGATATAGTTAACAATTCGGAATCATCGACTCAAATTCAAAAAACAGGAATGTCAGAAAAGGTTGATATCAACTTTAGTGAAAAAGCTTTTGCTGAAAAAGATCCAGAAAATTATAAGAAGTTTGTTGAATTTAGAAACCAAAGAACTGAAGAGATTTATAAAGAAGATTCTAAGAAATATAAAATTACAGAAAATTCACCTACCCAAAGAGTACAAAGTATTAAAGAATTATCACAACAGAAAGCTAAAGTTGAGGCTGTTAAAAAGTTTAAGGATCAGATAGAGGCTGCTGGTGCTGGATCTATTACTATTAAAAATGGTGATAACACTAATATAACACCTTCACAATCTAGTAATAATGTTACCAATTCTCAATCATCTAGTAATAATATGGTAAGTAGTAATAATATGGTAAGTAGTAATATGGTAAGTAGTAATATGGTAAGTAGTAATCCATCAGTTGTAAATGTAAGTCAATCATCAGTTAGTCAAGTTCCATCTCCAATGTCAACTTCTGCAAAAGAGATTGAGACATTGCAACAACAAGAAACAGCATCTAATAAAGCAATGCCACCAATCGTTGTTAATAATGTAAACAATGCTGTGCCACAACCTCAAGGTGGATCAACTAAGACATTACCTTCTATATCTGGAACAAGAAATGTAAATTCCACTATAGAAAATGTAATGTTTAAAAATGCATTTCCTACTCTGGCATAAGTTCTTCGTCTGGTGGTGTAGATTGAATTTCGGCATTTCTTTGCACCAATTGAGCTAAAGTTTGTACTTTATTAAATACTGCACCAATCTCAGCTAGTTCATTTGCCTTGAAGGCGCCTCTGGATGCCGCCAGATCAAAAATTGCCAATACTGCAACAAGGTCATTAAGTTCTAATTTCATAGTGTAAAAGGAGAGAGTTTTTAGCTCTCTCCTTTTTTATTTACTTCTTAGCAGGTTCTGCTTTAGCTGCAGGAGCAGCTGGTGCTGCAGGAGCAGCTGGTGCTGCAGGAGCAGCTGGTGCTGCAGCAGCCTTGTCATCTACTGGCTTGCCATCTTTGCCAACCGGTTTGACCTTAGGCTTAGGTGTTTCATCCTTTTTTACTTCAGCTTTTGCGGGTTCAGCCTTTTTAGCCTCTTCTTTCTTAGCATCAGCAGCAAAAGCGGTTGAAAGACCAAATGCTGCAATTAAAGCGATCAATGTTTTCATACTAGTTCCTTTTTAAGTTAAAAACCTAAACTTCGTCATCCTCTACATCAACCAATGTTACACATAATGGTGTAAGGGTTGTTTTGGGCTAAGACTAATTTTAGTGTTACTCTTCGTTTGCAAGTTTTGCAAAATATGAGAGAGATTCTTCATCGTCATCAAAATCTACTTCTTTCTTTGGTGCAGGCTTTTCTGGTTGAGCTGCTTGACGAGCAACTGCTTTAGGAGCAGGAGCTTCTGCAACATCATCCTCTTCGATCCTGCGCATTGCCGGGGCAGATGTTGCGTTCAACACAGAATCTAGTTTTGCCTTGAGCTCTTCATAAGATTTAAAGTTTCTTGGATGTAAGAACTCTGTAAGAGAGTATTGCTTATTCCAAATAGCCATAATTCCATCATCATTGTCTGAAATAGCTGAAGGGGATTCGAATTCTGATTTATCGTAATTGCGATAACCCTCTACATTACGAATCTTAATCTTGAAGTTAGCACCTTCCCAAAAGTCAAAAGGATTTACAGGCTTCTCATCCTCAAACTGAGGTTCAGCAAGGTCTTTAATCTTATCAAAGATCTTCTTGCCATACTTAAAGAGAAACACCTTTCCTTCATTCTCAGGATGTGCAGGATCCTTAACAACTAAAACGTTTGAGATGTAGGTGAGTTTGCGTTTTTGTTTGCGAACTGTCTCTTTGTCCTTCTCGTTGCCAGAGTTCCACAATTTGGTATTCAATTCTGAGATTGGGTCTTGTTTACCAATCGTTGTGAGAGAGTTTTCAATATACCACTTTCCAGTAGGACCTTGAAAACCGTGATTCCAAATGCGAACCCAAGGAAGTTCTTCGCCTTTAGGTGGCGATAGGAATCGAATTACAGCGTAACCATTTCCAGCTTTATCTACTTCTGGCTGCCAGAAACGATCGTCTTTACCACTACCTTCTGCAGGGGCAGAAATCTTTTCAACTTCTTTCATCATCTTATCGAAACCACCACGTGATTTACGAAGTTCCGATAGGGATCCATTAGCCATGTTACTTCTCCTTATTTACGATATATTAACGGCGCTTAATTTTTGTATTAAAATATTCATCATCATACAGCTGATCAAATTCGTCATCTAAGTTATCCTTAGTCAACATATTATATATGTATTTGCGATGCTTTGCAACCTTACTTTTTTGTTTTTCCACACGATGCAATTTTTTTTCGCGGTCGTAATTTTCATATTGTTTTGTGTCACTCATAGTAATGCAATAAATCTCCTGTTATGCTTCTTCACTGTCGTCAGCCACTACGATATACGGCCAGGCACTAATTCTTTTAGTGAGTTCAGCTTGGTTGTGTGCAAGTTTAATTAAAAATTTTTGTGTTTCTTTAAGTTGATCAGCATAATGAGAAACCGCATCTTGAAGGTCTACTATATTTTCCTCTAGGCGCTTAATTTTCGCACCAGTATAATTAAGATCTTGTTCTATAGATTGCATAGAGTTTTTCTTTATTAAATTTTAGAAACGGTTTATACTTTTTAATAATTCTTGAAATATCTGGCCAAACTATATCTTCTTTATATATTTGATCATATTCATCTACAAATGATCTAAATGAATCTATGACAACTAATGTTTCTATAGAAACATTATTTCTTAAGTATTGTTTTATTATATAGGAATGTTCTTCTTTCGAGCAACTAAAAGGATTGATGTTATTTGAAAATAATTTATTGATATCTTCAGTAAATGTATACGTTAAACCCTCAATTCTTTTTTTCCATGAAAGATATCTTTCATTTGCTTCGGTATCAAATATTCCACCCCATCTGTCGCCGGATACAAAGTTTGCAACCAAAAAATTTACTACCTCTTCATCCGAATAATTCTTTGCAATTTTCTTAATAGAAATTAAATCATTGCGTTTTGCAAATGCCGCACGCTTTGCTCTTACTCTACCTTTTTGTTTAATAACATCATATTTGTCTGTTGTAAAATGTAATTTTAATGCCAAGTAAAACCGATACACTTCAAATTCTGTCATAATCATAAGGGTAACCTACCACCTCTCTTTATCATATTTAATTCTTCAGCTTCAAGTTGGATTTTATCTTTTAAAGAAGAACTAATCAATCCAGCTATTCTTTCTACATCAATGTCTTGTTCATTGCAATAAGTAATAATAGCTTCCATATAACTAATATTAAGTGACCTTACTTGTTCTTCTATGTGAATAGAAAATTCATTGGATGATCTAAATCTTTTAGTAATTACTAATCCATCAGTTAAATCTTTTATATCATTCATTTAAACATTACCAATGCTAACATTACAGCATGAATTAAAAAGCCAAAACCTATTGTAATTACATTAAGCATATCCTTTAGTATTGCTGCTCTAACATAGAACAAAGCTAGTCCACCCCAAATAATTAAAACTAATTCAATGGGTGGTGTCTTATCAGATAGACCCGTCATTAATGCAATCATGGTTGGGACAGTAGCTGCATGAATTAGCATTACACCGACCCAGGAAATGGTTTCCGCTGTTGCATGGGTAAGATTAGTTTTACAATACTCAATAATTTTTTGTAAATCTAGGGAAGGGATTTTAAAGTTCATTTTTGCGTTTTGTTTCATTTTTACTTATAAAAAATATGGTTTCCAATAACTGCTACTTTTTCTTTTCTCCACTTTGGATTAATGTAGGTTGCATGATAATACATGGCTTCATTTAAAATGTCAAGTCTAAATCCTTCTAACAAAACCTTTTTTGCAACAGCGTAACATTCTTTGTATGTTTCTGGCTGTATATGTTTTTTGTTAACCTGTTGGCAATACCAACTAAATTGACACACTACTCTTTCCATAAAAATATTTTTTTGATAAATTACTTTACAAATATCACTAGGGAAAATTCCTGATTCTGATCTATTGATAGTAACCTGTGCTACAGCTACCTTGCCTTCAAACGATTCTTTTCCTGCTTCAAAGTAAATATTTCTAGCTAAACATTCAAGTTGTCTTTCACGCTCAGCCATAGTGGTATACTTAGTTTCAGCTTGCTCAGTTCTTAAAATTTCAAGTTTATAATTAATAAAATCTAAAAATAAATTACCAACAAGTAAAGCAGAAAGACAAGTTAGTAATATTTTTATTATTTTGTCCATAGAATCTCCAACAGGGGGTATACCCCCTGTTTTTTACTGCCTAATTGGTTTTTCAGCCGATGGGATTTGTGAAACAAATCCATTAAGCATATTTGCCTTTTTTATAACATCTTCTTCATGAGGATAGGCTGGAAGATCTGGTTGGAGGGGTAGAGGTTCGCCGCGCTGTCTTGCATTTTCACAAGCGGTTTGCCAGTTGTTTTCTGATACTGAACGCTTAGCAAAATAATCCTCACTAAGCATGTCTTTCGACAACTTTAATAACTCTAAACGAATTTCGAATGGTGTCATATTACTCATTTACTTCTCCTTTGTGTTTGTGTGTAAAAATAAAAAGGCAGTTCTTTGGGTAACAAGGTGAACTGCCAATACCCCGTCAGGTTTAAGCGGCTAGCTTAAGGTCCTGATAAAAATAGTCGTCGTTTGCGTCTATTTGCTTTTGCTAGGATTACGTCCTTCGCCTAACGAGTTGTCCACTTACTTACTATTTGCCCCGTCGAAACTTGTTCAGGCCCATCAAAAATAATCAAGTATCGTGTTCCGAATGTATTTTTGGTGGACCTGGCCGGTACTGCCCCGGCGTCCGCAGCACTTTTCTGCTTGCTTCATACAACTATAATTGTATTTATATCTATTTTGCTGATAGGTATTTCATTAAACCTAAATTATGTAAATTAACTTCCCAAGAATAAGGCGGCCATGTACCTATTTCAGGTTCATTTAAAAGTATGCTTTGCCTTATCTTTAAAAATGTATCTGTATTAATAAACCTTAAAAAGTTTTCTAGCCCTCTAGCCTTTGCAAATTTCCAAAATTCTGTATCAAATTTAGAACCAGCTGCATAGTGTAACATTATTACTGATTCTATTTGACTTATTAAATCGTTGTATTTTGTGTTAACGGTTTCAACAGATGTCTTATCATACCAATGGTCAAAAGCATTTCTGTTAATATGATTTACAAATGCTAAGCTGGTTGCCTCCAATGGCTCCAAGAAAAAACTAGCATTACCATTATAAACAACTCTTCCAGTACAATTTTGATTACGATAATAATTTTTAAATTTTAAATGATTAGTATCTTGACTAGGCGTCAATCCGTATTCTTTAAAAACATTTTTTACATCTTCTTTTACTTCTTCTAAACTATTAATACTGCTGTTAAACATGTAACCAATACTACATCTGTTAAGAAGAGGAATACCAAATACCCAGCCATATGGTCTTGCTATAGTCAGTGTATATTCAAATTTTACACCTTCCCAATAACATTGAGTAACGTAGGCTGAGTTGACAGGAATGTGGTTGCTGTATATGAATCGTTCATCTTTTTCTTTGGGTGCACCCATGCAATTCATTACGAAATCACTATCTATAGAATCATCACTAACGTTTTTCTCTGTTATTTTTATTCTTGGATGATTGCTTAATTTATCAATGATCATCTCTTGCAATTTTACAGCATTGAAATGATATCCATGAACATTGCCAGGAAAAGGGTGTATATAATCTTTATATCCCCAATTTGTCTTTTTTATTCCGCCTTTAAGTGTGCCATGTATTTTTTCTAAGTCGACAATGGTAAAATTTAAATAATCAAAAAGGTTATAAGGAAGAGAAGCAGTAGAACCTTCTCCAACTGCTTGAGGTTTAATGTTTGGATCAAAATACCACTCTATATCAAAATCAGACCATCTTTGAAAATGAGCAATTGATAGACAACCAGCAGTGCCTCTTCCAATTACAGCTAATTTTTTACGTCTTTTTTCTTTCATACAAATCTCTATAATGTAAAAGTTGCTTGACCCAATTATCTCTTTTCTCTAAAAATATTTGCGGTGCGTCCTGCTCAACAGAAATCATAATAACTAGCCTATTGATTGGAGTACCGGTTCTTTCTTCGTACATGATTGCATATGCTGCACATTGCATAAAGTAATTATCAATCCATTCTTTCTTCTTTGGTTTAGAAGATGTCTTAAAATCAATAACAGATAACTTACCATTATACTCAGCAATACAGTCTACTGTTCCAGCTATCCTTAGGTGATCGGAATATAAACCTTTCTCTTGAACATGTATATTATCAATGCAGTCTAAGAAAGGTTCCAAAGAAAAAAATCTATCGAGATCTAACTTATCTTCTATCGGTGCATCATCGTTTTTAAGATAAGCCTCAATAATAGAATGGACCTTAGTGCCACGCCTCGAGGCAGCTGCAGCTATACTATTTGCATTATCGGCCCCTACCCTTTTACGCCATTCCATTATAACATGTTTATTATATTCAGACAACACTGTAGTAATCGATGGGTATTTGTTTCCCATAGATGTTTCATATAAACGTTTATTTTCTAGATTGACTTGCTTTATTAAAGGTAGATCAACTGGTACATGGCGAAATGTTTTCATGTTATGTTTGTAATACTTCTAAAGCATGGTTATAATGTTTAACACGATCATCTAGACCAATAAAACCACCATTAATTCTCTTTGTCATCATTCTTAAGTCTTGCGTGTCAGCCAGGTCATTTAATTTATTTGCGGTCCAAAACCAACACGCAGAATGTAAAGCGTAATAAGGTTGAGTAAGCACATCAGGTTGTTGAAGCAGTGTATCATCCTCAAACATATAATTACTACAACGTTTATAATTATCTTTACCAGTCAATTGAATAAGACCGCGACCTCTGTATCTAAATCCTTCGCCAGATGATTCGGGCCCATTACCCATTCTGCTTGCATAGACTCTATTTGCAATCTTTTCAGGCTGTCTATGATATTGTTGTGCAATCTCAGCATTAGGAAAGTATTTAGGGAAAACTTTACGCAGACCGTCTGCAGAGTAATTTAAATTCTCTGATAACATGGTAAAACCACCAGACTCGTGTGCGCATTGCGCAATAAAAGCAGCGACTCTCTCTACATTATAAATGTTGTATTGAGGTAAGGCATCAACCATCGATTCAAACCATTCATCATGGTTTTTTACCTTAGGCAACAGTGCCCTGACATGGTCTACTGTGAAATCAAATTCAAATTCCATTGCTACTCCTTTCTTTTCTTTTTCAATCTTTTTTCTAAGGCAGCATCTACTTTATGAATATTGGTTTTGAAGTGATCCCATTTTATAGGCTTGCCTTCTACGCTAGAATATCTATCATCGTTTCTATTTACAAAAGTATCTGTCTGAGAAATTTTTCGACCGCTGTGACCCAATGTAAACGTTACCATTTTTCTAAACTTATTATCACCTATTGGTGCATGAGCAATCTCAACACGCTCTACGCCATTAGTTCTTCTAAACCTTGCACCAATTGGCGTTCTAGTCGTCATAGGGGTAGAAAAATGCTCTTTAAAATCAGGATGATTTATAATTAGCTTCATTTTAGCAGCACCAAGATACTTATGCATGTCATTTAAGTTCATAGTATCAGACTGAACATCTGGTTTTTGACCGCTAAATGCTTCTCTAATTTGATTGAATGTTTTCATACCTATCTCTGAAGTCTTTTATAGCAGCCTTGATCGCGTCTTCAGCAAGAATTGAGCAATGTATTTTAACTGGGGGGAGTGCAAGATGTTCGGCGATTTGAGTATTCTTAAGAGATCCCGCCTCATCCAGCGTCTTACCCTTGACCCATTCCGTAACGAGTGATGAACTTGCGATCGCTGAGCCGCAGCCATACGTTTTGAATTTCGCATCTGTGATAACACCCTCTTCGTTTACTTGTATCTGTAACTTCATTACATCTCCGCAGGCAGGTGCTCCAACCATGCCGGTACCTATTCTTTTCACTTCTTTAGCAAAAGAGCCAACGTTACGAGGATTTTCGTAGTGATCTAATACTTGAGAAGAGTAAGACATTTTTATGCCGCGAAAGATGAGCCACAACCACAAGTAGTTGTAGCGTTAGGATTTTTAATTACAAACTGTGCAGATGCTATATCTTTTTTATAATCTATTTCGGCTCCATCCAGATAAGACATGGACATGGCATCAACTAATAATTTTATCCCATCTTTCTCTAATACGAAATCATCATCACCTTGTTTTTCATCAAACGTAAAGCCATACTGAAATCCCGAACAACCTCCACCCTGAATGAAAACTCTTAAAGGAGAAGTTTCATTTTCTTCTAGTTGAACTTGTCGTATTTGATTAAACGCTTTATCTGTAACTGTGAGCATTATTCTACCCTATATAGTTGAAAATATTGCCTACACCATAATTTATACTTGTACATTTTTATACCGTTGTCCCTAAATCAACACCGCTCGTATTGACAGGTTCTACTAAACCTATTCCTGATATATCTACGCCTGAAATATTCATATTGACCAATTAATGTAAAGGGGGCTTTAAAAGCCCCCTAGTTATTTATCTAATTTCCACCATATCTTTCTTCGTAAGCCATTCTTGCTATTATATATTCCTTAACAATACTAGATCTAACTATATCCTCTATTCCAAACTCAAATACTTTAAAAGAAGGCATCATGTCGGCAATAACGATAAACTTTTTAAGTCCTGATAAATCAGATTTCTTGTAGAGATCTGTCTGTCTAAAATCACCACAAAATATAATTTTTGATCTTTCTCCGACTCTAGTAATAATTGAATTAAGCTCCATATCCGTCATATTTTGACATTCGTCTACTATAATAATACAATCATCCAATGTAATACCACGAACAAAAGAGGTAACTAAAAATTGAATTACACCTTGTTCATTAAGTCGTTGATAAGCGTCCGATCTACCAAAAAGGGATTTGCAAATTTCTACATAAGGTTCTGTATAAACTTCGGTCTTTTCTTTTTCATCACCCGGTAAATGACCGATATCCCTTGAAGGAACAGCAGACCTTACAATAACTACTTTTTCATATGGATTAGATCGATCAAGCACCTCCTCTAATGCATGATACAATGCTATAAACGTTTTTCCTGTTCCAGCCACCCCATGCAACAACATAATGTTTGCATGATCATACTCATCAAATACTCTCCTTTGGTTATCTGTTAATGGCTCAATTACCTCCATATCATCTAAACGTAACTTTAATTTATTTGAAGATAAAGTCATTTTAGGTGTAGAGTCTTGTAATTGTAAATGTTGTTGTTTTTTTGCCATGTACGCCCTCTAAAAATAAAAAGAGGGCAATAACCATATTAGCTATTGCCCCCCAGGAGTAATTTTTTGTAAACAAACATATTATCGCCTAGATAGTTTGGATGCCAAGGTACTTCGAAGGCCATTAGCCGAATGTATCTTAGACAATACCTCTCTAAAACCACCATCTATCGTTCTGACTCCTAGACGAACCGAGTCACCCACTGAAGGCGAAGTAGTGGTAAAATGTTGTTCATGATTTGTGGAAGTGCACTTTGGACATGGTGTAGCTAAACGCTCTTCATATGAGCATCTCACAGTAAATTCTTCTTGACAATCATTACATTTAAGATCATAGGTTGGCATAACAAATCCTCACATTTGAATTGGAATTTCTTCTACAGAGCGAAGTATTTTTCTAATTAAACTTCTTGTACTTGGAGAGAAAATGGATAAGTCTTGAGCATCATGTAAAAACTTAAGGACAAGGCTGGAATCTAGACGAGCTAAATCTTCTTCTTTAGCTTTGAATGGTAAATCGCCAAACGTATTGACGATTAAAAGAGTGATAAAGACCTCTTCGTCCGAATATAGAGGGATTCGGTAACTGGTCCTTGAGACTTCCTTAACAGGAAATTGTAAGATTGTAGCTGTCATAAGATGTTAGAGTATTCATAAAAAGTATTTATAAATCTCCAACACTGAGTAAGCTAGCAATCCTATAATTAAAAACAATTCTATAACAGTAAATTTTGTATTGGAATAATAGTTATTGACTATTCTTGACCAATTGTACTTGTGCACCTTTAATCCCACAATCCTTCATAGTATTTACCAAACAACCGCAATCCATTTTTAATACGGGCCGTGTGAGCATCCAATCCTTCACGATCTACCTCAATAGCAGCAATTCTATCTTCAAACTTATCAAACTTTCCAGTAGGATGCGTGAAAAATTGATTAGTGCTATCTTCCATAGCACATTGCTCGAATGTCCAGATTAATTCATCCATCACCCAATCCCAACGCTTGAAATGATTTTCATCTACATCATAATCTTCTGGAATAGGAACTGCAGTAGATCTAAGATCTTCTGGTACATCTTCATCATCAACGTAGGGTGCCCCATGTTTGGTTACATGAAGTTGTTTAAGCATAGGAACAATTATCATAGCAAGTGTATGATCCATGCCCCATGTGTCCCATTTATCAATACGAATTTGAATATTACGTTGTCTTTTGCTTTGAACCCACTCACAGAAATCATTTACCCAAGTAGATGCCAACCACTCTGATAACTTATCATGTAGGCGATAATCCCAACGTTTTATAAGTTCATCGCTTGGATATTTCTCGTGCCAAAAGAATAAAGCATCCACAATTTGATATGGACCTATCCAATTTTTGTATGGACCAATGTATACTTTCATATCAATCGATGTAATTAATGTTTAATGTTAGTCTAAATTTTTTATCTGTACACGAAGAACTGTTATGTATTTTATCACCATCGAACATTAAAAGTCTATTGGAAATAGAGTCAACCTTTTCCTGTACTAACCTTGTAAATCCATTACAATCGTTAAGAAACATGATACAGCTTTTATGTGGAAATGTGTAATCAACGTGCGGCACATGCTCTTCAATATTGGTAGTTCTAGGATACAAATTTACCTTAGCTCTTAACATCGCATGGATGTTTAGTTTGTCAAGAATAGGAAATATGATAGGAAAGTACTTACTAGATTTATCATTTTCAGGCCTATCTACATTAAATAGGTTATGAATAAAGTATCCTGTACTAGATAAATCTACACCTTTATTACCAGTAGTCACAATTTCTGTATAGTACCAATCAAACGATGAAAAATTAAAAGGTAAAAACGTCTTTACCATCTCATTGAATGATCGCTGATCCAAAAAATCGTCTATAACTTGGTGCATTAAAAAGGCGCCTCTTCAATTCCTTCGAGGTAATTGTAGTTTTTAAAATGAGACTTCTTGCACATTTGCCAGTCTGGAAATGGCCAGTTTGATTGTGGAATTAAAACATGGTATAACCCATCCTCTTCTCTTTGAATATATCCTACACGTCCGTCCTTTAAAATTACAGCTTTTGTACGTCTTGGTGTAAGCCACTCAACTTTGATTTCTTCGTCAACGTTTTCCTTTACTTGGCTTAGAGCTCTTTGCTTTCGGTGGGGGTTTGATATCTTCATTTACTTCTTCAATGGTAGGTGGTTCAAATATAATTTCAGGATCTTTTGGTGGTTTTGGAACTCTTAAAGCATGATGTTTTTTCTGCACATTTAGATCATAATAGATCCTTGGCAATGCTTCGTTTGTATGTAAAAAGTTCATCGTTAGTCTGTATGCGGTGGTAAATCTTCTTGTTGATTCTCAGCCGCCCAGGTCCTTACCCACATCGTTGATTTAGTAGCCAACTGATCATACAACTTTTCTGGATAACCGTTCTTGATCAAGAACTCTTTAGTCGTGCCGTCAGTATCTTGGTCATAGATCTTAGGAAATCCATATCTCCATCCTTCAGGAGGATCAATCCAAACTTTCATAATTTTGTCCACTTATCGTAAATATAGTCATTGATTGAATCGGCTATACCAATGCCCCAATCGAAATTATTTTCATAAGCCTCACGCCACTCTGAAGTTCCTTTTTCAAATTCGATGAATCCTTCAATATTCTTTGCAAATTGCTCTGCAAACATATGTACATCGACCAACGTTTCTTGTTGTGTTATATCGATGACTCTTCTGATCATATTAAGGTCTGTACAACCATCAATACACAAGGCAAGGTCTTCGTCGTCAATGATATCGTTGATCCTAACCATTACTGAGTAACCTGGTTATTGCAAACTTGCGTGAAAGCAACTATCTGATTGTTTTGATCATAGACTGGAACTCTCTTGCAATTATCTTGAATTACGACAACTTGAGGTTGTACGTAGTAATAAACAGGTGCAGCAGCAATCGGAGCTACAAATCCTGGATGCACATATCGAGGTGCGTGGTAATGCGAGGGATACCATTGTCTATGGCTGTTGTTGTGGATCATTGATCCTACAATCAGACCAGCCAAAGCGCCCTGCTCTCTATCACCCCAGGCATATGCTGACGGAATTGCTGCGGCAGATATAAGTAAACCAATTAGAAACTTTTTCATATAGTCTCCTCGTTTAAGTATTTAGTTGGATAGGTAATTTTACCCTCATACTCTAGCTGGTCTTTCTCAAATGAAGTGAAGTAGTCGTCCTCGACGACACTCCAATCTAATATATATTGTTTTGAAAATTCGTCATCCCATTCAACCTTTGAACGAAGAGAATCCACAATCATTGAGAGCTTTTTATTAGCCAAATCATCTTCAAACCTAAAGTCTTCTAGCGAGTAAAAGTATTCCTCGCCACCCTTATACTTCCAATGTGGAAAAACGGCAGTGCCGTAGTTTTCGAGATATTGGCATTCAATAAAAAGCTTCATTATTAGGCTCCAGGATAGTTGTTAGCGATTTCTGCTGCAATTTTCTTCACTGCACGACCTGCTGCTTCTCTAGCATTCGTGTAGGCATAGTCATCGCTTAGAGAATTGAATCCATGATAAAATTGCCACGGTGACTCTAAGCTGCTACGAGTCTCAACAACAATGTTGAAAGCCTTGTTGAAGGGATCTCCATCATTGACCACTCTCACTAAACCATAATCTTGAATTATACGCATAAAATCCCCTTAAACGTTGTCCATCACTCTTGAAACAAACTTGTGCTCGAGCAAAACACGCTCTGCAGGCTCAGCACGCCACTTCATCACGATTGGCTTGCTGAGGATAACCGTGTGAACTACTTCACCACCGTACTTAACACGGCTACTCACAACTTTACCATGCACAGGGAATTCACCCATGTACTTACCCTCAACATGCATTCCTTCGAGGTTCCACATAGTGATTTTATCCTAAATTAAACGTTGGATTCAAACATCACGTACTTAGCTACATTCAACTGCTTTCTGATCATCTCATCACGAATCTTCGATGCAGGGGCATTAGCCAGTAACTCTTGAATGTCGCTCAACATTCCTGCAGCAAGGCCAACCAAACGATCCTTGTTTTGCTCAACGAGCAAGTCAAGTTCAACCTTAGGCATGCCGAAGGTGTTATCATGATGCTGTGCGCGAAGTCTTTCTTGTGTGTTCATTGTGTGTTTCTCCAGTTGATGAGTCATTATCAGGGATATTTGAAAAAAGGTCAACAGGTGTTACTGCTGCGGGAAAACGACAAACATGTTTTCGCGTTTGATCTTACGATTGATTCGCTGAATTTTAACCATCGTTTGAACTAACTTAGCATCAACTTCTCTCGAAAATCCTACAGCAGCGAGTGCTTGCAGGCGACTTGCTTCCGTCACGAGCTCGTTTTTCTTGATAAACGTAGCAGCGTGTTCTGCTGCAACAAGAGCCCTGCGGCCTGAAATGGTGATTTCTGTATCTCGAATCATGGTTGACCTCGTTTTGTTTGACATATGCCCATTATAGAGGAATCAGGATTTAAGTCAACGAGGTCGTAACTTCTTGATTTCAAAGAGATTAATACCCTACTAAGTTGTAGGGTTATTCTGTCTCCCACACACGCGTCTGATCGAAACTTTTTTCCTGCTTTGTTCGTTCTTTCAGTACTTTTCGAGGATTCACACAATCCAGTACATTGTGTTTTGCTAATCGATGAGGTTGTTGGATCACTTCATCAACAAAACCTAAGCCATGTTGTTTTGCAATATCAACTTGCTTTTTAATGTGATTTTCTTTCTGTTGGATTCTCTTGCTGTGTTTAAGTTTTGCTTCTTCATCCATAAAAATCTCCTACAATCTTTGTTTTTCAAAGACCCTTACTTGATAACCAAAATCAGACACAAGTAAAGTGTAATTATACTTATGTGAATCCGTTGGATACATCTCTAATATTTTCATCTGCGCGACAAGATGAGGATCTTCAACATCCCCAACTGTAAAAGAAACAACAGGTGGGTTCATCTCAGCATCATTTACTTTTTTATCATAATATAAAAGGATATCTTTAAACTCATTCTCGACCTCCTCAAGTTCATCAAGGATTTTTAACAATTTGTTTTTTAGCTTATCGCTTAACAAGGTAGAAACCACAGCAGCAGATACAAGTAAACTAGATCCCTGTTTTAAACTTAATATTGTGTTTTCAATTTGAGCTTTGGTCAATTTCATCATACTAACAATCCTAATGAGTTTAGTTGTTGATTAAACATAAGAGCAATTTCATGTAATCTGCCAGGTAATATTACATTATTTGTGATTCTTTGAGAAATGTTACGCCTAACATCATGTTGACCCACAATTCCAAAGTTTTCATCGTCCTCAGGAAATTCATTAACAATATTTTCAAAATCATGATCGAAATAAGGTAAATCACAAAAATTGTATATTTCCTTAATAGTATCCCTCATATTATGCACCATATCATTATAACTTATGTATAGTGTATTAGATATATTATTAGTTTTATTATAGACAATTCCACTTAAGTCTAAAAATATGTGCCCATTAGTGATGTCTACCATTGATTCCAATAAAGCCCAAATTCTTTTGTCTTCCCATCCTGCTTCCTTTGCAATAAACGTAAATGACTTTAAAATCTCAACAACATCTCTATAAAGAACAATGATCTTACCTTCAGGATTAAGATAACTCTTAAACATACTATAATTGATTCCCATAGACCATGATCTATTTTTATCGAATATGATGGGCTTTTTAATTCCTGAGTAATATACTTCTGGAAGCTGAGCTAACAGGCTTTCAATTAGATCTCTTTTTCTTGATAAATTGACCATCGAATCTTGAAGTAGACCATAATTATGAAACATGATCGTACCAAGTGAAGAACTACCCTCACAATGAACAGTTGGATTTTGATTTAATATACATGAAAGAAGAGTAGATCCTGTTCTTGGAAGACCCGCTATACCAAAAAATTTATGTTTCATTTTATATCAATACTAGAGTCTGCAATAGTCTTATCATCTCTAATTTCTACGAACACTGGCAAGAATAAACTTTCTACGTTACCTCGCTTATCTTGAATTCTTGCATTATATTTGATGGCGACAATCTTACCAACGACATCTGGTTTAATCGAATCCCGGTCAGCATCAGTAAATCCAGTACCCACCCCCGCTCGAATTTTGCCGTCTTCTGATTCAAGAATTAAATTACCAAGGCGCCCCCTATTCTTACCCGTACCCTCTTCCCATCCTACGATCTTAAGATCGCATTCAAGTTCGCCTTTAAATTTGATTTGACCTTTCGATCGCTTGTCTTCCCAAATTCCATTTTTATCCTTGAGAATCGATCCTTCAAAGCCTCTTTTAAAGTAATCTGCAAAAACTTTCTGTGCCTCGTAGAGGTTATCAACTGTGACAGTATCTACCATATTAATCAAATGTTTAAGAGCAGATTTATTACCAAACTTATCATAATTTTTTACCAACTCACTAAAACGAGTCTGATATGGTACTTCGTATTTACCTAGTAGAAATGCATTGACAGGAATGGCATCCCACAACGTAGCTCTTACTAATGATCCCTCTGCTTGAGATTGTGTTCCTTTGATTGATTTAGTTAGTATACCGTTTCCAGTCTTGCGGTCTAGAGGATGACTAAATTCATCAACAACAAGCAACTCACCATCAAACACATAATCATATCCATATTGCTTTGCAAGTTCTACAAATGCTTTGCCTAGTAAATCTGATGCAATCTCAAGCTGCTTACCGTTACGGCTTCTAAATTCTACTTTTCCGTCACGGACGATCGCGTTAAAGCGCATGCCGTCCAATTTGAGTTGGACATAGCCTGGCCAGTTGAACTTGGAAATGAGTTTGTCCTCATACCCAGAAGCCAGCATGACGGGGTACGTTGCAATGAACTCAGGCCAGATTTTGTTGACGGTTGCGTCGCTGACTCCACACTTAAGGTCTTTTTCGATAACTCGTTCGATAACCATTGCGTCTTCTGCATCCATATTCTCCAGTAAACTTCTCAAATGTTCAATTGCTGCTTTACCTGTTACTTCCCTCGAAGAAAGCGCTCTCAATTCACCAAGAGCAAACCCAAGCGAAATCTTAGCGACTGGCTTGTCCTGGTAACTTGGGATTTTGCGAATGTAAAATTGAGTGAATGGATCTAAAGCGAGCTTGATTACTCGCTTCAGAAGATCATTATCAGAATGCTCTCTTAGGATCTGCTCTTTTGCCAATCGAGAAGATGTGTTATCTAATAATTGTATGATTTGGTAAATTGACATGATCAAATAGTGTGTAGTCAGTGTTAATATTGAATTTTAACTTAGAATTCGATTCAAGGCAACTTATTACGTTTTCCACTTCCTCGAGTGTCATATAGACACCGTGTATAGCAGAAGACTTTGCTCGCCCCTTGCTGTCAACCTTAATTGCCTCGAGGATATATCGCAAACTCATGATGCAGTAGACATTGTTGTTGTTTGAGTTATATACATAGTTTGAGTTATATTCTCATAAAGGACTTCGAATTCTTCATGCTCAGCCACCTCTTTACTGAAGTTTTGCTTATGATATACCTTGGCCATCTTACGAAATGTCTTTTTATTAAGCTCAAACTCTTCGTGGACATTGTTGATGATTTCTTTGATCAAGTCACGTTCTGCTTCAATCCGCGTCATGCTATCAGACATCTCTTTCAGTGCGTCTTGGATACGCTTACGATCTGCTGGAGATGATGGAATGTTATTCATTAAAATTTACCTCACATAAATTAGCCAAATCTTATCGCCTCATATTGGCAAAGTCTTTAGCCTGGTCATTTGTAAATACGGGTTGTAAGCAGGACTTGTGTACAATAGAAATCCCCATTACTTTATCACCCGTATAGACATTAACTTCTTTTTTAGAAGCAAAACCGATTCCTGAATCGCGTGATGGAATGTTAGCGGTTTCACGCCGATATATCTTAGGCGGAATATACTGACCAGTCTTTAATACTTTAGTCATTTTTTTACTCCCTGTTATACCAACACTTTTACACCAATTATCATATTCTACCTTTTCCTTTTGTCATCGACTTAGCTTTAACACGAGATTTAGTAGATAAGTAAATAAGCATTATGATCTCCAAAAATAATATTTTATCTGATTATACAGCCAATGTCAAGCAGTTACTCTTTATTGACTTTGAATGTGTAATAGTCATCGTATTTTGGAATATCGTAATATGGCAACCAAGGATCTTCTTTCACCTCTGGAATTTCCTTTTTTTTCCAGAATGTCATTCTGGTAAGGATTCCTCCAAAGGGTCCTTGGCTTTTTTTGTTGTTTTCTTCTCCTTTGGAAGATCAACAACATCAGGAGGAATTAAGCCAGGAAAAGCTTCCTGAACAATTTTAGGGTGTAATGATTTGTATTTGGAATGTAACTTTTTATCTTTAGCAAGTACAAGGTCTTCTGCTTCTTTCCAGTGAATGCCCTCTAGCATTTGGATAAATAGTTGTTCTTTCTTAATCCGGGTTAAATTAATGTTAGAATCAAGCCAGATATAAAATCTTCTGTATTCAAGATACAGGTTAGACTGCGCTTGACCGTCCTGGACGTTCTTATCTGTTTTATAAGGAGGTGCGCCTTCAGGTAAATTAAATTTTACATTGTAATCAAAATTTAACCTAATTAAGGCTCTGAGTGGATCACTTGAATATTGTTGTAGGACTCTAACTTTCTCATCAAAAGTTCTTGCCTTCTCCATTTCTTCTAGTGCTTGTGGAACGGTTGTCTTCATTAAAATTCCTCAATCAGTTCAATCATTTGTTTCATCTTATGCTTCATAAAATAATTTAGAAGCTGACTCTTATCTTTACGAGGCTGAGACTTATACTTATCAATAACAGCATTCTTAATATGTAGTGGAATAAAATTAAAGTCTACTAATATCTGGTTACGTTTAAATCTTGTTTGAAATTCATAATCTTCAGGCAACTTGTTTATCCATTCTTCTATTTTTTTGGAGGTAACAGATTTTTGTCTTTCTCCAGTAATGAAGCAATTGTCTGCTGATAAAACATTTGGGATTCCATCCCCTTTATCTCCCTTGAAAGTATGTTCCAAAACAATTCTCTCCGGCGTTGTGTCTGTCTTAATGAATTTTTTTTGAATTGGCGAGAATTGTTTGACATTGTTGAATCTCTGAAGTTGAACAAAATCATGATCTCCCGAAATAATTAAAAAAGGTTGGGGGTCGTCTTCAAACAAAACATTGCCGACCGATAATGTTTGAGAGTATTCTACAAGTGCTGCTATGACATCATCTGCTTCTGCCCCATCAACATCGATGACCTTGTAGGGAAAAATCAAATCAATTTCTGCCTTGATCGTATTCATTGTATCAAAAATTAATGACCAATCATAGCCAGATTGATCCCTTGCTTTTTTACGATTAGCTTTGTAGTAAGGAAAGAATTCTTTACGCCAATACTTTTTGTTATCGCAAGCAATAACAATTTCGCCGTATTCTCTACCAAAGCGCTGTTTAAAACTTCTGATTGTATTTAAGATCATGTGGCGAAGTAACGGAACTGAAATCTCTACATCTTTCCTTCCCCCTACATCGTTCATAAAGTTTGCAATCACAGTCTGCGAATAATCTATAACTATCAATTTAATCTCTTTTAAGGTGAATATAATCCGTTAGGTGCGTTAACACTTCCTGCATTAATCTGCACACCACCACCAGTAATACCTCCTAACTGGCTAGCTGCAGCTTTGATTGCTGTGTTCATTGCTGCATTTGTTACTGAACCAATCAAGTTTTGAGCAGCAGAAGATCCATTATACGCCATGGCAAGATTTTGCACACTTCCTATTACATCAGCCTTGATTAACGTTTTATTAAAGTTAGTGACATCCGTGTTAACGGTGGTATCCAGGTTAGCTTTAAGAGCTGTAATGTTAGCTACAAGGCTATCCACCTGTGACTGGTCATTAGAATTAATTGCAGTGCTCACTAAGGCAAGATTTGCTTGCAATTGCTGCACAACACTATTTCTATTTAATGAATTGGTATAATTATTAACACTAATATTAAGATTTGAGGCAATGTTAGCATCTATGCCGGAAGTAATATTTAAAACATCAGTAAGGCCATATTGCGATTCGTCGTCTGCAATCGAAACACCTGAAATTCTGTTTGTATGTGCTTCGAATGTCTTAAGAGTATGATAGACGTTATCCCCTACAGTCTCTATTACACCAGATAACCCAGCAATATCTAAAACGCCAGCATAGGATGTTACTTCTGAAAAAGCAGAAGTAAAATTGGTAGATGCATCGGTGATGTATGTACTTGCTGGATTTTGAAAAAGTTGACTTAATGATCCATCAAATGAAGTTGTAAGATTGTTTGTTACGCCAGAGGCAACACTATTTAATAAACCGCCTAGACCACCAGCCTGCCCGGTGGCTAATCCTATTAAAGTTGTTGGTGATATGGTCAGTTGGACTGTTGCGGGCATGCCGTTAATAGTAAGACCAGATGGAATCCCCATCAAAGGAATTCCCCCAATTTTAGATAAAACAATTCTTACAACTGTACCAACTCCTATCCCCATTTTACTTTATTGCCCTTAGTATTAACATATCTGTATTGATTCTTCCATTTACTTGTGATGGCTTTGTTGAAAGCTCATCCATGAACTTGCGTAGTTGTACTTTGCCTGCCTTCAACAGAGCTTGAATACTTTGTTCAGGTTTACGTAATGTCTTCATTGAAGATAGTTCGGGCTGATAGTTTTGCAACGTAGTCCCTTTGACTTGAATTCCGGTTAATGATTCTGTCTTATATAGGGCTAGCTTTTTTGTCTTGGTATTATAGAACCAGACTTGAGAAGCACCGACAATTTCCAGTGGACTAATCGATTGAATATTTATCTCTTCATCCTTTGTCTTATACTTTAGTGCTTTCACCTGAGCTGCAGGTGGCCTTGCTTTCTTCGCTTTAGGTTTACGGTTAGCTTTTCTGAAAGACGAGTACTTTTCGAGATCCTCGAGAAACGAGGACATCAACTTTAACTTAACTTTAGCCTTTGTTTTTGACCACCGATAGGCATCTTGCAATTCTTTGCTATCGTAAACAGCCAAGAATTCCTTCATCCTAACCTTTACCCATTTTGTGATATGAGGAACATAGGGTTGTGGAATCGATTTTGCTTTAAGATCATCTAACAATGAGAAAGTAAGTACATCTTGATCAAGAATCCCTTCAAGCTCACCGATATATTCACTAGAACGTTCTTGTGTATAGTCAACAACTGACTTTCTAGGAGCACTATCAGTCCTTACTATTTTCTTTGGATTAAGTGTTTCTAAGTATGATTTAAGTTGGTTGACATGGCTAGGATCAAGGACAGAGCCACGCTGAAGGATCCTCGAGATCCAAGCATAGGAACAATTGATTTGATCATCAGGAACCTGGTCAAACGTCTTAAACAGATCAGGCTTAAGTGTTTTTACCTGCTGCTTGAGATACATGCGAGCTTCTTTCTTATCTTTCTCCAAGGAATACCAATTCATTGCTCTGATAAGTTTACTATGATAATCAGGACTTCCAGCTACAATGATTGTAGCAACTGGTTCCGTTGAGTTCACTGTTGGGCTCATTGTTTGCCAATTGTAAAAGAAATTTTGGAGACAGAATCAAAGCGGAATGACCTCCATGCATTTTTCTCAATATCCCATACTGAGATAGAATCCTTATTTGGAGCTTTAGTCCTTTCAGTTTTCTTCTCATATGGAACGATTGCTTCTTCTTTAAGAGTAGCAAGTAGTTCTCTAACAGAACCATCTTTCTTAGTGAATGTAATTTTAACATGCTCAGTCCTAAGTAGACCTGATAACCATTCACGAAAAATTGCACGTTCTTTATCGTCTGTCGTGCTATAATATGTAGGAACAATTTCTTTAGCTTGGATCATTTTTTCCATCCGCATTTACAATTGATACTGATGTTCTAATCAGCTTAAAACTAAATCCTGTCAAGGTTTTGTGTAAAAAATTCTCTGCATGTTTTTCGTCTAAAGCATTTACGACAATAGTATTTTTATGAATGGAGTTCTTATAAACATCGTAAACAAAATACATTTTTTCCCCTTATTTCTTGCATCCAGACTTTTCGTTATCATTGTATCCTTTAGTATAGGCAACTATTTCTTCAGCAGCCATATCTGCCATACCTATACGCCTAGAATTGTAGGTGCCCCCTACAAAGAAATGTGGATTGAAAGGGCGGTTGTAGTAACTATCGGCACTACCACGATCGTAAGGTCCACCATGTCTTTGATTATAACTCATGTTAACTCCTATTAATCCAAATAAGTGTCAGTATACTCTAGCAATTTATCTAGATTTCGCTCCATCACAGTAAGAAGCGCAGTACCCTCTAAACTGTTACCATTCATCGTAGCTTGATGCAACAACCTACGAACTTCTTCCAACTTTTCTTTAACTTGATCTTTCATCTTTATCCTAATATGACAATCTGTTCTTTTGTGCTTGCAAGAAGCCCTCGTAACGGGCAAAACGCCTTGCCAGTTGCACTAATTGCATGATACCGTCACGTTCGTAATCTGACATGTCCTGCAGAAACTCTGGATTATCCAGATTATTCTCAACATTGTCTAAACACTGAGCCATTTCAATGGCGGTATTCTCGAACATACAATAAGACATACTAGGCATCTCTATCTCCTCACTCAACGTTACATGCACAAAGCTCAAAATCGAGCTCGCATATCAGATCATCTATCTTCCTGCCAACTTCCAAATATCCCATATCATCCAGCTGATCCGCAACACGCTCTAACTGTTCCATCAACATTGCTAACTTTGCAGCCTTGTCCATCTTAATTCCTTTTTTGTTTTCTGTAACGCCATTACCACAAAAACAAGTAATTAGGTCAACCGACAAATCGATCAATCACATCAACGAGATTTTCGGCGTAGACATGATTTACAATTTTGTAGACTTTGATTTCACACTTCCTCAACTTGTAAAAGTGCACCTCATACAGATCCCTTCCACAATCATACTTGACATACACATAACCCTTGAACGGCGTCATCCCTGATGTCTTGAACTTAAGACCATCGTCCATCCTGACAAGATCCTTGGCACCCCACGCACCCATCGCAAAAAAATCAATCGCCTTGATCTGCGCTAAAATCGTTTGCGCTACGTTCATCTCAAACTCCCGCTCTCAAAAGGATTTCACGAACCACTGCTTCCTGCCTCGCGCTCAACTTACCAAAGCAATCATACGCCTTGATCATTTGCCCTGCAAAAATGTTGTCGCGCTTTGGCAACTTCGCTGCAACCTCAGCCAACTCAGCGATCAAAAACCCT